TATTATCTACACGGACAAGGGTTCAGATAATACCCTTGAAATTTCTATTAATAAGGAAGCTTCACTGAACGATACTTTTCCTGAGGATGACACGCCAGGGGGAAGATTGCGGAGGGCACGATTAAGTAAACATATGCTGCTTGTAGATCTTGCTAATTTCTCTGGACTCAGTTCGAGGACCCTTCAATTAGCTGAACAGAATAAAACGAAGCTAAGCCTTCCTAATTTGAGAATCTTATCAGGGATTCTTCAAGCCCCAATTGCTTACTTGGGCTGCTTTGAAACTCTACCTGAAGATACATTAGGAAAACGTATTAAGAAGGCACGGTTGTACTCAGGACTAACAAAGCGTGAACTTGCTAATCATTTTGGTTTAAGTGATCGAATGATTCAGGGTTGGGAAAAGGATCAATACAAACCATCTGACAAGCATTCCTCACAAATATTTATTCTCTTGGGAATACTGGTACATAATGTGATTGAAGCGAAAAGTACCGAGCATTAACTTTTATCTCGATAAATTAAGAACAAAGAGCTCTTCTCATTGATTAGAGGAGAGCTCAAGCAGCAGTACTATTAAATGAATAGGTTTCTGGATAAACTATTTATCGAAAAAGTTTGCTTCATACAAGTAATCATATTCGACCAAAACATCTTCACTACGTGTAAAACTGGACTTAAATTCATCATGTTCTATCAAATAATCGATAACTTCTTCAATTCTTTCCCTACTAACATTATCTATTAATATCATATCACTCGCCCAAAAGTAGGCCCCGTACATACATTCTCCTGTTTTTTCGTTTTTTTGTCGTAATGTCTCAATATTTTTGTATGTAACAAAGGTTGCCAACCATCTTGATCTATTGGAAAAAGTTACAGCAACATCAACATTATTATCAAAGTAATCGTACTCTTTATTGTCCGATTCCTCAACATTAATCCATATATTCTTTTTCATATTTCTCAGATTCATTAATATTAACTCCATTTCCATTTTAACCTTATTTTTTGGAATATAAGACTTTAAGACGATCAATAACTTTTTGTTGATTATGTTTATCAGATTTCGCCAAGATTTCAACTGTGTCACCTTGGGTTCTCAAGTATACTCTCGCACCATTTTTTGCTCTTAATTCAAATACCCCGTCAAATAAATAATTGTTTTCGATTCCAGGATTACTATTACCCTGTAAATACTGATGAATCAAATTATCTGCAGCTTTTTGTATTTTATCATCCTTCATTGCCTTTTCTGTTTCTTTTGTCAAAACTGAATCCTCACCAATTCGGAATTTAACAAAGTATTTCCCAGCTTTTACCGAACCTGATAAGACTTTATCGACAAAACCTATTATCTCACTGCCACCATGTTTCTTTAAGATATCATAGACTTGTTTACCAGCACCGATCAATTTTCCTACAGGTAAAATACTAATTGCCGCAAATGCTCTATCTACGGTACTAGCATCCTTATCGAATAGTGTTTTAATGTCATCAAAGACTAGTTCATCAAGACCAGCTTCCAAAACCTCAAACAGAAACTCTCCTGCCTTAGTCTCCCATGACTTAGCCATAGGTGTTTTTATGTTAATTTCTCCTGTTTTCCTATTCCAATCAATCGACGTTCTTGAAACCGCTTCTAAGTCTTCTATCTCAACCATATCTCTGCCATTAATATTTTTAACACTAACATTTACTTCTTTTATGTTATTGCGTTCGTCTTTAATCTTCATTTTTTCATTTTTTGTATCGAATTCGATTTTCCATGGTCCTTTTATTGCCGTAATTAATGAAGTCCTGCTATCTTGGGAAACAATTTTATATCCCAACCCTTCAATTATATCGGGAATGTTCGCATATGCTTTATTGTTTCTTACTGCGTAATTTCTACCGGTTGACCCAATTTCATCATTATTTACTTCAACATGTATACTACTTTCAATATTGATACCCGAACTCTTATTTGTAATTTGCACTGCGTATAAATGGTTTATGGCCATATCTGAAATATAAGTAGAACCATCACTTCTAATTTCAGCAGTCATATTTATGCTTCTTTTATTTCTAGGATCGCCATCTTTTGAATAGTATCCGGTTGTGGTAACTTCATTTTTACGGATTCTAAAACTCAAAGTTGCCCCATCATCTGATGTAACCGTAATATCCTGGTAATCCCAAACCTTATACTTTGGATCACCCACATAATGTGTAGATACATCGATGTCTGCTCCTAATTCGGAAAATACATCCCTAAGTCCTACCATGTATTCACCATTTTTTACATATCCAATTTTCCCTTTACTGTCACCGTCTACAGTAACCGCAATGTTCCCAGCTGCACTAGCCTGAACGCCCGAAATTGAAGTAGTCTGGGAAGCGCTGGTTGCTGCTAATCGAGCTTTATCACTTATCGCTACGCTATCCTTTTCTTTGGGACTTTGCGCGCTGCTTATTTGATTGGACTGCTCAAGTGTCTTACTTTTTTTAATACTTGTAGGCAGTGAGCTACTTGTTAATAGACGTCTACTTTCATCACTAATTACAATTTTGTCCTTTATTGAAGTAGGTACGTTTGAAATTACTAGTGTTCCTTTATTTGATGATTTCAAATAAGTTGAAGATACAGTCCGAAGAGCATTTCCTTGGTTCATACTTATTGAATTTTGATTACTGCGGCTTAGACTATTACTACCATTGAACAGCATACGTATCCTCCCTGATTTAAGAAAAATCCCTTACTTGGGAATAATATCCTTAAAGCAATCTGCCAACAACATATATTTTCCAGCAATAATTTACTGTTTTCTACATTATTCGACTTTTCAAGTCACTTTCTAAAAAATGCTCGACTTTAACGTCTTGGATGCAAAGGATATTACTTCTTGCTTTTCCCCTTCCTGAATCGTGAATGATAATCTTTACCAGATTTATTTTTATGGTATAGTTTTTATCCGACTATTCTATCAGGGGGACATTTTATGAAATTCTTAAAGTTTCTTGGTTGGCTATTTATTCCTTACATAATGATTTTCTTTCAGTGGAGAAAGATAAAATTAGCTGCCAGAATCTTTGGTACCGCTTGGGCAATTATCGCGCTCTTATCTGTATTTGGAGCAAATTCACAACCTAAATCAGCCACAAGTGAGCAAACAGTTGCACCTGCAGCCATCGAACATACAACCACTAAAGAAGCCGAAGTAAAGAAAAATGAAAGCGCAGCACAAGCAACTGAGGCCAAAGTTGCTCCCCCTTCCCATTCTACTCCTATTCCATCAACACCAGCTGCGGCTTCAGTAGCTCAGAACGGAAAAGCATATGATGTTCAAATGGACTTTCCGGAAGATAAATATCCTGAAACAGCAGCTCATATACGAAATGCGATTGCCAAAGGGGAATCCCCAGTATGTACGATTGACCGAGCTGGAGCAGAAGAAAACCGAGAAGAGTCACTAAGTGGGATACCAACAAAAGAAGGATACGATCGTGATGAGTGGCCAATGGCAATGTGTGCAGAAGGTGGAACAGGAGCTGATATTGCCTACATAACGCCGAGCGATAATCGTGGTGCCGGCTCCTGGGTTGGAAATAAGCTAGAGGATCTTAAGGACGGGACAAGAGTATTGTTCGTTATAGACGGTGGTAAGAATGTGTCAGTCAAACAGGCTACAACTTCAAGTTCAGTGACAAGTAAACCATCCACAGCTACATCGAGTACTCCTGTGACAAAAAAAGTCACTCAATCACCTGCACCAGTTCCGACTACCGAGGTTTTTTATAAAAACTGTACTGCTGTACGCGCAGCCGGTGCTGCTCCTCTTCATGTGTGGGATCCGGGATATAGTCGAAAGCTTGATCGAGACGGTGATGGTGTCGCGTGCGAGTAAAACATCTATCCGCCAGCGCAATAAAATCAAAGCCTCCTACCTTAAGTTGGTTGGAGGCTATCTTTGTTAATTAATTACAAGTGGATTACATCCAGAGAACTTTATCCTGTCAACAAGAAGTCCTACATATCCATCCATTTCAGAACGATGCAAATTACCTCTTTCTGTGCGGTTTCTTCTATAATATAAAACCTTAATGCTTTTTTTCATTTCCGTCTTTTGCAAACAGGGCGTTTGCAGTTTTGTTTGCAATAGTTTCTACCAAATAATAATGCCTGGACCATAATGCAAAATACAAACAACAGATAGGCGGGTGCCTTAAACTCATTAACCCTTACTTTTTATCTGTTTTTTTCACTTCATAATTTATTGTTTTAATTATCCCAAAATTAAATTTTACAGAAATGAAAGCTAAAATAAACAGAACGTAATGACAATTACCTTTTTTACTATAAAGTTTCTCTAGCACTAATGTGATATTTGTTACCCTATATTAGCTTCAACATTTTTGCAAAACTTCTGTATTTTGATTTCCAAACCAAAATACAGAAGTTTTACTCATTTTAAAGGCTTAAATTATCACCACATATAATGGGAAGTGCGAGCAACATCACTCCAAACGTCGATCCAAGAGTTAAATGACTGGTTGTATACTTTATACTTAACTTGTCCTTCTGTTGACACTTTGCTGTATTCACCGTATAAAGTTACATCATATTGAGCAACAACCCCTAACTCTTTGTCTTGCACGGATTTATCTGCTGATGAGGTTGAAACACTTCCAGGCAGGTCCATGTTATCCAAACCAAGGGGATCAATAATGTTTATTCTTCTTCCTGATAAACCATATGGTTGGTGAGCATCAATCTCAGCTGAAAACTCATTTGCAACAACTTTTACAAATAAACCAGCAATATTGGTCCAATCACTCCACCTAAACACCGCATCAGGTAAATTAACATTAGCCCCATCAGAATCCTCAGGATAATATGAACCTATTTTTCCAGTAGCATCCCCATTATCTCTAGCAAATAAAGTCAATTCTGCTGCAATGGGATAAGCCCAGTCATATTTTTCCTCCATATCATCACTTGTTGCAAAAACCCGTGCTTCAATTGTCCCATTTAAGGTACTCTTATTAAATTGACGTCCTATAGTCATAACAACAGATCTAATCGAAGTTCCATTAAATCCAGCATCGATAGTTCTATAATGTTTAATAGTTTCATAAGCAAAAGTAGGAGTCGGACCTAAAAGAGAGACAAAAAGAAGCATTGCACCAAGTAATCCAAGTGTTTTTTGCATTAGTTACTCTCCTCTTCGTATTCGTTTTTATCAAATTTTTTCTGATGTTCCTTTACATGTTTAAATTCATCCTTGGAATTTTTTAATAATGGTTGGTCATCTCCAAAAACAATGACAGCATAATCGGATACAGTTCCTATAGTGATTGCACCTTGCTTTTTATCCTCAGTTTTATTCCATGTAAATGTAAGTGCACATACTTCTTCCTGGCCGTCACTATTTTCTATCGTTGAATCTCCGGTTAATAGATAAATTTCCTCCCCTTCAGAATTTTCAGATTTTACTAACCTAGCATTTTCTAGATCGAATTTTATTTTTTCTTTTCCCATGTTAACGGTTGCTGTGCCCTCAACACTTCTAGTTCTGTCATCTTTAGTTTTCTTGAACTTTAAGTTTAGTTTTACATCACCTTCAATATCAGAAGAATCGATATCCAGTTTATTTTCAACTGCATTCTTAAACTTTTTTTCCTTTTTAAAAATGTCTTCCATCGTACTTTCTTGAATTTTCATATCAATCGTTTTACCTTTTGCCTCAGTATTCTGGTTTAAAGGAATGAGTAATGCAGCGCCAAGCACCAAAAATAGTCCTGTTTTTACAAAATTCTTCACTTTAACACCTCTTTTTGTCATATTTTTATTTACTTTTCTAAATTTACCAGAAAATCACATCCATGTAAACTTTATATGCAATCTCTATTTTTTTCTTGGTATACTTTTAAGAAATGTTGGATACTTGATTATATGAACATTCTTACCAGTGAGAGATTTTTTATGTTATGTTTCCCATAAAAATTGAGATTGAACCATGATTCGTATAACGTAATGGAGTAAGATTCGAAAAACAAACGAAATAATAGAGTTTTTTTTCATCTTCCGGTTAAATGATTCCGTTTTGATTTTGGAGGACAAAATGTGTTAAGTAAGCTTCATGTAAAAATATTGAATTATCCATCGGAATAAGCCCAAATGATTAAAGAGAGATACATGAAATAAAACCTTTAACAAGGAGAGGTAAACAAGATGGCGTTCATGAAAACTGTACAAATATCACTATTATTTTTACTTTTGGTTAGCTGTTCAACAAGAGAAGATGCGTTACTCGAATTAAAAAAACGTTCAATTGATTTTAACTCTGATCAATTTATATATGCTGTGGAAAAAAGTGATATTGACACAATTAAATTATTTTTAGATGCAGGATTTAACCCAAATGAAAAATCTGGAAAGGATATTCCTGCCTTAATAGCAGCGATTGAAAGTGGGAACAAGAGAATTGTAGATTTGCTCATAGAGGAAGGATCCGACGTAAATCTGCCAAGTAATAGTGGATATACACCTTTAATGAGCGCAGCGGCAAATAATCATACAGATATTGTGAAGACTTTATTATCAGCAGGAGCAAACGTTAATTCAAAAGACAATTTAGGATATACCAGTATCATGTTCGCTGTGAGGAATGGAAATAAGGAACTGGTCAAAGTATTACTTGACGCTGGAGCTGATCCAAATGTAAATGTTGATCCAGTTCGTGATGACATGATTAAATTCACAAGGAATATGTATCCCGAAATTGGTGAAATGTTAAAAGAAGCAGGTGCTAATGACTAGTGACCCACGGTTACCTAAAAGAGTAAACGGCAGTCAATGATACTGACTCCCGTTTGTTTGTACTGACTCTGTATGAACGATACTTTTTTCAACATTACATATTGACATATACCATAAAAGGCTTGCTTATACTTCGGTGGGACCCACATCTCGATGACCCCAGCTGGCAGGATATTCCCATTCTGCTCGATTAAAGCCAACCGACCAACCTCTCCTTTCCGTTAGCCGATAATAATGACCTCCGCGTACTGGTAATTGATGACTTTCACCCAATCATGCCAACGTTATCCTGATAACCATTTTCCTTGCTCTTCCTTTAACATGGTCATTCATGGTCCAGCCTAGTAGGTCGGATCATTTTTCTTGTGGTGGGCTTATGCTTTCAAACTGAGTTTTTGGCTGAACAACATGATTCCAATACTCGGCTATTTCAATGGTGAGTCCATCCACTTTCTTCTGGGACTCTTTTTGAAGCTCCCTGTCGACGATCCGGAACATTTTTGTTTCGCCCAGCTGCTTCCATAAAACGAAATGCTCATCTTTGTCGAACTGCACGCCAAGAATACTAATGCCAGCCTTTCGCAGCTGCTTATACTCTTCTTGTGCTCGAGAACAAATGTCCTCCACGAAATGTTCCAGCATCATCCCGTAGCCCACCGAAAGCTTCACAGGCATTGCTGTGATCTTCTCCTTGTCATGCTTCAGGTATTCAACAGCCTGGCGGAAAGAAAGCCAGGAAAGGATTTGACCGTTGATTTCAATATCCTGCGACATGACGCTTCACCACCGGTTGTATAGCGAGGATACTATCGATCGCAAACACACGAGGAGCCCGTTTGGTCAAATCGTATGCTTTAAAGCTCTTACCCTTGATCTCCAGTAACCGAACAACCCTCTGACTTGTTTTCCCGTTCCGGTCCATGTAGATCAATTCGATCGGTTGATCAGCAGACAAGTACTTTCTTAGTTGATTTATCATGTTCGCTCACTCCATTTTATACGAACGTTTGTTTGTATTATAAGCGAACAGAATGAGAACGTGCAAATAAAAAAGCATCCCACTATTTGGGAATGCGTTCTGTCATTTGCCTGTTACTCTTTGGTATTGTTCCTCCTTTATTTCGAGATAAAAGTTATAGACTCACAGCGTCATTGCGCTAATGGGCAGTATTCTGCAACCGTATCAATAGATTTTACGTATATTATTGGACAATGATATTTCTAAGGGGAGTACATTGCGAGAGAATCCATTGACCTTATCGTTTCAGAATTTAATACGTTAACTGACAAAGAGAAAAACCTATTAATTACCGGGTTAGCAAGGCATTTCGGTAAGCAAATTGAAATTACATCAACTGGTTTATCATTGTCTAATCAAGATGAAATAGAAACGATCAGAAATACTCTGCGTGGTCTAATCCTTACAAAGGAATATGTCCCTGATATACATGGTTCGTATGAATGGTTAAAATATGCAAATTTGCCTCGGAAAATATAGTTTGATCAAACCAAAGTTAAGTGGGGAGCAAGGAAATATTCAGTTACGCTATTCAATTAGGACACGACTGCTGCCATCAGTATGGCCGGTTGCCGTTTTTTTGTAGATTACATATCTTAGGTTCTAGGTCGTAGATTATCGGAGGGATAGATGGCACAATTGAAGGTTATTCAAACATTTACGACGAAAGATGCTTTTATCATTCGAGGTGTCCTGTTGGAAGGACAGATACTCAAGGGGATGGAAATTCATTTATCTCTTAACGACTCTCTTCAAGTGACTGGCACTATAACAGAAATTAAAAAAATTAATGATCATTTTGACATCGTGATTGAAAGTTCAGATCAAGATGAGGTAGAACTATGGGATATGTTAAATTTAATTGGTGATGTAATAAATATATGCTAGTTGTTTTTCAACTAACGGGTATCGATAGTTCAACACCAACACGCATTGGCAGCCGATAAATCATGTTCGACTGCCTTTGCTCAACTAATGGAGCAGTTTTACTTAATCAGATATATACTTAATTCTAAGGCTCACTAATCAAACGCCACTTGGCAAGAACCCTAACCGATTCAAATGTTATGTGTTCTTGTTATTTTGCTGATACATAGATATCAATCTAGTCCCAGCAAGAAAGAATAAATCAATGATTAAAGCGTCATTCCATTCTCACATGCATCTTCTAACTCATACAGCCAAACGAAAACGTTCATCATGACCACGTTTTCGTTTGGTTTTTCTTTTTAGTTCGCTGGTTGTGAATGTGAATCCATATAACTCAATGCATTATAGACGAGGCCTGCTGCTTCCGCTCTTGAAATTTTACTTTTCGGATTGAAATTTCCATTTGTGTCCAGTGTGGCAATTTTCAGTACTAAAGCCCGTTGAATAGAACCTTGGTATGCTGCTGTCAGTTGTTCTTCATCTTTGAATGAAACCGGCACTATTTTGATCAACGGCAAATTACTGTGCTTCTCCATCGCCAGCATCAGATGATGGATAAACGCTTCCCGTGTCCATTCCTGCTCTGGAACAAGATCGCGTGGCAAGTCCATTTCGTTATTCGCAGCGATCGTCAAGGTTTCTGCATACCAGGCTTGATTATCTGCGTTTACAAAATAATCATCTGCTTCTGGAGCTTTCATAAAAGTAATATGCGCAAGACTGAGATTCATGGCATTCACGATCAACTGAATCCCTTGAGCGGCAGTAAGTGTAGCATCAGGAGCAAACTGATGGTCACCGGTTCCTTTAACATATCCCTTTTCCTGTAATGTTTCTATTTTCGCTTTCATCGCTGTCCCCCCCAAATCTCGGAATGAAGATTCAGCTGCATAACTTTGAGAGACAAATGTCAGAGTAAACAATGTCACTAACGAAAGAGTATATAACTTATTACTTCCAGTCATATCTTCACCTCATATGTTTTTGTCTTTGCTCTCTTTGACGAGATTATGGAGTGAACGTTTCAAGGTGTAATCAAAAACGGTTACCCTTAAACATGGAGGTCTTCAAGCTTACTCCCCTCACAAATATGACTCTGGAAGTATGCCTGCACTCCGAATGCCCTCCTCGGACTATCCGATGGAGGGCAGCCTACAGTACTATTTTAACGCTTTGACTATATTCATTTTTTTCAAAAAACCATTTAAGTAATTGGCTCCACGTGAAGCTAAAATTCCAGCAGCTACTATTGCAATGTAAGCGCTTGGACCTGTTAAATCAAACAGCTTGAGGTTTAATGCGAAAGCCAATGCTATACCCACCACAATTGCTGTGGCGTACGCTGCTTTGTCCCGGATCTTATCCGGGAATAGAGCTTTAACGATTTCCGTAACACCTTCCGTAAGCAATGCGACAAGAATCCAAGCAGTAATTGAATCCATGTTTACCCCTCCTTATTTGCTCGATCAACAAGTACAAACGTAAGCCATGGCAAATCTTCAAGAATGCTTTGTGGATCGTCTTTCAGCCGTTTTTTCCAATCCTCTGGGTTCTGCAAGACAAATGTCGCACCTTCACCCTGTTCTGCTGCCAAGCTATCAATAGCCTTGTAAGCTAGATCAAGCTGCCACTGTTCATATGCTTTCATTACTGCCTCCACCGCCTTTTCCGCTAGTTTTTCAACGGGTGTGACTGGTTTATCAAGTCTTGTGAGGTTGTATTGATTAACGATCCGCATGATGTTGTCTGCATACCTCGGATCGGTCGCGTACCCTGCGCGCTGGAGCGCTTCTGCATAGGCTCGGGGAGTCGCAGCTTTCAGAACGCCTGCGTTTACGTACCTCGCCTTTTTGAGCAACGATAAATGATCGTCGATCGCCTCGCCGTAGTTGTTATAGGCGCGAAAATTGGCTTTCACCTGCGTTTTGACTCCGTTGTAATATTCAGTAGTCAGGATCCTGACGCTTCCAGCTGGACCAACGCCCTTGATATTCCCCAGGTTGTAACTTTCCTTGCCAGTGTTCATATCTTTTGGGGTTTTCAAGTCCCACCCACATTCCTGGATGAGCTGCGCGATGACACCGGAAGGACATGGGTACTTACCCACAACGTACTGTGCAAGCGTGTTTATCACTCTTTCTTGTTTAGACTCGAGCATCAATGTCCGCCTCCTTTGGTGCCTCTGGTACCCGTTTGAAGTTTTTCGCAGTACGGTCAATGAAATATCCACCCAGCACAGTTGTCACCGGAATAATAGCCTGTCCAAGTAGAGAAATGTCATTGACCGTAAGGCTTCCCTTCACCAGTTTGTAAGCGAACGGAATTTGAAAAAGAATGTAGCTTCCCACGATTGAAACAGCGATGATGTCCGTGATTGATAGGCCGTCCTCATCATTCCAGAAGCCGGCCATTTTCCCGCCGGCACGAACAAGAAGGACGACTATAGCAACGGCTAATACCACACCGACAACGCCACCGATCTGTCCGTATGTAACCATGGCTTACTTCCCTCCCTGGATGATGATAAGTCCGAGCAATGCCAGAATTATGATGCCACCGACAGTGCGCCCAAGCCATGTATTCCATGCTTCCAGTTTTGTGATTCGTCTTTCTAAGTTACTGATTTGCTCCGTTCTGGCTGCGTTCAATGCCTGTGATTCAGCACGGGTGAGGTAAACTTGATCCAGGCTGCCCAACCGATGATTGAGCTGATCGATACTGCTTTTGATATCGGCCACACTTTTCAATTGCTCCTCCATCCGCGCCAATCGTTCCAATACTAAACTGTCGTTTTGTCGTCTGTCTTCCATGCGCCGTTTCCTCCTCACCCCCTTTTTGGGGCAAAAATTAAAGGAGCTGTTCAGCTCCCTATGCAATGCGTTGTAATTTTTCTGATACGGCGAGATCCGCAGGCGTCACCTGACCATCAATGTCGGGGCAGAGATTGATCCCTGCAAGATGCGGCACCTGAAGTACAGGCCGGGTGAGTATGAACAACATGGGAATAAGGAGAGCGCGTGACTTTTTCGATCACGCGCCCCATAATGGTTTTCCCTTTTATTAAAAGGAGGTCGAAACGTCTAAGTCTCATTCGTCCTGCCCCCTACCAGTTGATTGAGTCTACTTCATCTTTTGTGGTTGCCCCATTTACTTGTTCTTTCAGTTCGTTGTAGCGACTAATAAACAACTGCATGCAATCGAAACCGTCTTTGAACACCTCGTGCAGCTGCGGCAGCGTATGAAGAAGGTATCCAGCATCTAAGGTTTTGAAATCGACTGTGGTTCCTTCAGGTTCAAGCTCCAGCCGTTTGATAGCGAATCCCAGATTGTTCTGGGCTTCCGTGTCTGATGGGTAGCTGTGAACTTCCCCTAAAGCGTCCGATTCGAATCCAGAGGTGATCGCATAGAAGCATGCCTCATTCAACTGCGCTACCTTCGCTTCTTTAAGCTCGTCCAGCGTTACTACATCCAGATCAATCTGCTTGTACCATTGATCCGCTGTCATTTCATTGCGCCTTTTCTTCCGATGCTCCCATAAATCTGTTTCAATAAGCACTTCTGCCATCTCCGTCCCTCCCTTTAGTCAAACGAGTACCCAATGGCATCGAACTGGATCGTTCCCAGTGTGTCATTGGCTATTACAGTCACACGTACTGAGATTCCCCATTCAGATGCCGTTTTTGTGTTGTTTGCAAATTGGTGATATGTTCCGCCCAGAAAAGCAGCTGTTGCGTCCTCCCATGTCGGTGCCGAATCAAACGCGTTATTGCTTACCTCCACCTTTAGGGATGCAGGTAATTCTCCATCTTTTGCCATGGAATAAACCGCATTAAATACAACCCTGGACGCTGCCACAGATGTTTTGAATGGCTTCTCTTGGAACTGAAGGACATTCCCAACTCGGATGCTTCTGACGGATGACCATGCTCCCTGCCCGCCAGTGCTTCCATCTACTGCTGCCATGCGCCAGTAGTACGTATGCCCTTCCACTAGGTCGTTTTGCATCGTGTAACGAATTTGCCCGCCTTCATAGGCGCTAGTCACACCGTCACCGGTAATTGGGCCGAAGCTTCCGACCGTTGTTTTTGCCTCCCATCCAACAGGAGCTGCGGCGCTTTCATAGGTGCTGACATTTACTGTAAAGTCGCTGTCTTCCGCTAGTTGCAGCACAAACTTCTGGCCATCGTTCTCTATGTCGTCACCGATCGTTGCAATAAATACAGGGCGGACAGGCGTCCGGTACGTATCCGTGGGAGTTACCAGGGCCAATGCATCCGGTAAATTGTTCGTAATGAAATACTCGTATCCGGTCGAATTACTAGTTAGCCCGGTTGCATCTTTCGCGGTTACCTTCCAGCGGTACACTTGCCCACCATTCAACAAGCCTTTAGGAACGTCGTAGTATTTATTTGGTGACGTAACAAATCCGGTATCCAGAATCAAAGAACCGGAACTTGTTTCGATCACGACGTTATAGGCACTTTGAGCATCCCCGTCTGTATCACTGTACGACCATTGCAGCTTAGGAGTCATCCCGGCTCCTGCCGGACTTCCGTTCGTTCCTTTTGGAAACGTTTGTTCTACGGTGGGAACATTCCCAATTATCATGTACAGACGATTTGATGTGAATTGTACGCCATTATTGTCCGTAGCTGTAATTTCCCAACCGTACAATCTCCCTGCTGCCAAAACTCCAGCAGGCATTGCATATGTTTTGGCCGCCGATGCCAAGGCCCCAGTATCATGCACAAGTGCATTGTTAGCATCGTACACCTTGAGCTGGTACTTCGATTGAGAGAATGCTCCGGAATAATTCCAAGCGAATATTGGTGTTGTTGTTCCTACGGCTGTTGGCTTTGTTTGGTCAGTTGATCCCGGAGTGCGCCCAGTGAAAGTCGGAGCCGTTGATACCTGGGTAACGGTCATAATTACTTGGCCATTGCCAACGCGTACGCCATCGGTGGTTGCTACGGATGTTCCTGTTCCTGTATATCCATTTCCGCCGCCGCCGCCATAACCACTGCTATTCGTACCGCCACCGCCGCCGTAATAGCCGCCGCCACCACCACCGCCGCCATAGCCATAATCAGGTTCCGATGAACCTGTATATTGTCCATCACCACCAACGCCAAGCCCTGCCGCGCTTCCATAGCTTATTCCTGCTGTTGTTCCGTTCGCACCGCCGCCTGGATTACCATTGCCACTACCTGTACCGCTCCCTGCCGAGCTATCACCTGAACCAAAGCCACCGCTAGATATATTGATATATGCGCCAGCACCACCTCCGCCACCAGCAACTATAATGCGGTCAGCAAGGGCAAATGTACCACGCCTTACATCAGACGCACCGCCGCCACCACCACCACCGACGCTATTACCGTTGCCGCCCAAACCTCCGCCGTTCCAGCCTCTTGCTCCGCCTGTGTTTGCCCCATTACTACCGTTAGCGTTAAGGCCGTTACCACCCTTTCCGCCAACGAAAACTTTCAGTGTTTCACCAGGCGTCACGGTATATGTAGCTTTGGCGTATCCTCCTTTTCCACCAACTGATGAAACGCTGCCACCCTCGGCCCCGTATGCTTCAATGGTCATTTGCGTAACGTTAGCAGGGACAATAAAAGTTTGTTCAGCGCCTGTATAATTAAATGTGTAAACGTCATTCACCGCGGCTTGCTCAACAATTTTGAAATATTCGGCTGAGCTGTACCCGCTCGCTGAATCTGCCTGATCCCATGTTTTTACCTGCCAGTAATAGACCACATTCTTGCTCAACACTCCGCCGGGAACTTGGTATTCCGTTAGTGATCCAAGAACTTTTCCCGTGTCATGTATTATGGAATTGTTGGATGCCAGTTTGATACACACTTGATAGGCGGATTGCGTGTCCCAAACATCTGAATCCAAGAATGACCAGTCAAATGTTGGTGTATTTGCGGTTATAATAGCCGGGCTAGCACTTGTCCCTTTTGGATTGTTAGTTGGCGGTGTACTTGGTGTATTGCCAAAATCGTAAAAATAATAGTAAACTGCTCCCGCTGTCATGCGGACAAGAAACTCCAATTTCCCGTTTTTCCATCCACGTTTCATGGAAATGGAATCTACCCCACTTGCAATCAACGTTGTTGCTGCGCTCCAAGCGGCGGTAGATCGAGTGTACTTTTTCATTTTCAACGCGTTGCTTTCAACGTAGAAGAAATACGGATCATCATTATGGTCAAACTCAACAGCCATATTGGCGGAATTATTCGTTAATGTGTACCCAGTTGTAACTAGTGGTTGGATCGCTGTCTTTACACCCGCCGAATCAACTTGTTGCAATTCAATTCCAGTCGTACTAGATTGTGCTGCAACAACCATTCGTCCTTGGCTGTCGATTGCCGCCGCTCTTAGAAAAGTGCTACCTTGGCTTAGTTGCGCATAGTTTCCAAGCGACCACGTTGAATTGGCCTCACTGTATGTGAGTTTTGCAAAATTTGTTACACTTGATATCGTGGCTTGAAACCATACTATGAGAAAATCCTTACTGTTCGGTATTCTTTGGATTGAAGTAATGCCTTGAGATCCGCCTGATCCCTGAAAGCCAGATGGCGTTCCTACGGTAACAGTGCCATCTGCCGCAACGGTAATTGGGTAATATCTAATCCCATTTCCACCATTATAAAATGAGGTGACAACGTGAACTGCCCAACCTGTACCCTCCCGATGGGCAAGAATGTCCATATACCCATTGTTGCCATCGCTTGTGAGATTTTTTACTGACGTTGATTGTAATGTCCAAGCAGTACGTCCTGCATCTGGCGTGTATCGGGCATAATAGTACGAATCAAGCGTGCCGGACTCATTGATATAAACAATGTGCAAATTGTCGCCCTCGTCAATGGCAGCTGCAAAATTCTCAATCGATGCCGACGGACTTGTCGCCAACGACTGCACCGCTCCAAAATTTACCCCGTTGTCTGTGCTTACCTTATACGTGATCCCACCGTTAAATTGCAAGGCAAGTGTGTTCCCGTTTGATAGTCTAAAAAGTTTGTGCTGCGTGGATGCGCCAAGCAAGCCATTGCCAAGTGAAACGCCACTAGATAATCGAGCCAATTACTCCACCTCCTACGGCAAATAAATTTTCCCTGACGGCGAATCAAATGTCCCGTGTACTAGTTGGACATCGTTTAAGTTCAGGAAAGTTTCAATTACGATATTTGCATTTACCCCGGTAAGCGCTGCATTGTTCCTCGTCGTTTGTGCGATTGCCTCTGCGATGAAGTTCTTTCGCATGTCGAGCATTGCGGCGCTCAATCCCTGCAACTCGTTTAGCGACTGGACGATAGGATTCAGCGTTGCGCCATTGATGCGTGTTCCCTCTCGTTCAATTCCCAATTTTTCAATTTGCACAATTTCAGTGGTTCCATCTTTTCGGGTGAGCTTGTATTCTTTTTCCTTGCCATACGAATATCTTCGATCTGTAAAAAACGGAAGATTGCTCATTATGTAGGCTCCTTCCATGTAATTTCGATAGGGATTTCAGTCGTTAAGTCGGTATTATCCTTTACGATGTTAAACGTGCCTGGTGGATCAGACCAACAGACCTGATTGCTTGCACTTTTGATAATACGTCGGGTAATGGTACCGACCTCAGAGGCAGGAACATCAATAGAAAACCTCACCTTGTTTCCATCGAGGAGGCTGGTGAGCGCAACTGGTTTAATTGTTCCGTTGATTTCAATCTCTGCTTTTGAGAATAGTGACTGCAGATGCTGCGCCTGTTCATTTATGGCAAAGGTGCTCATCATAGCTCGTACTCACCTCCAGATGAGAAAGTTCCGCATACCTGATATGAGCTCACAACCACAATGGGGGCAGTGAGATTTGTACCGTACTCAACTTGTCCGGCGTCTTGAATGACACCGAATTCATGATTCTGATGTCCGGGCTCCGAACGGGTTAAAATGCTTCTTAATTTAACGAGATCCATGACGTCTTTCTTCTGGATCTGCACGCGGTATCTAAACGGTCGAACGCGCTTAATGACTGTAGCCTGATATCCAAAGTCACTTGCAAAGGCTATCACCTTGGCTGGCGTCAGCACTCCTTTTGCCCGCTGTTTGTTTAATAGACGGATCTGCCTGTCACGAATCAAATCCGCAGGCAGAGGCATTTCGTCGTAAATCTTCTCCCAACGAGAAATGAGCAGCACTGTTGTATCGAGTGCCAGCTCGTGCTTCATCTGTTGCTGCCAGGCTAAAAAGTCATTCAGTTGTCGTTCATAGGCTCTCAGTTCACCACGCGAGACAGGGTCGTTATCGCTATAGAGTCCCGTGGCTTCCATTTGTAATCGTAGATCAAACAAGAGTCACCACTCCCGGCAGTGGCATCTGTTTATTCGTCAGCGTGATTGGGGCATTCGGCGTTTGAATCACCGCATACTGTGCACCAGCATTAATGAGCGCCGCTACGATTCTGGACGGGTAAATAGTACCCCCGCCACCAACGGAGGCGATATAGGCTCTAAACGCCGTTTCAGCTTGCTCCTGTGTCAGCCCTGGTGCTTCCGCAGTCAATGCGACGACCACACCCTCTGGAGCGATAACTTTCAGATCAACGTTGATCGGCTCTCTGTTCGGGTCACTAAGGTAGGCATGCACTTCAGCCAGCTTCGCCGCGCTAGGGATGCCGTCGCCCGATGTAACCAATACGTCCATGGTTCCTTCACCTCGTGCGTTCTTAATGGCAGTGGCAGATGTAATCCCGGTAACCTTCTTTGCCTCGGCTTCCATCCAAGCAGGGGAGCCATGCCATTCCTCTTCTTTTGTGGCCTCAAAGTATCTGGCTCTTAATGTTTCGTCGTCTTCATCGTTGGAACCGTCTGCAGTAGCATCGAGGTTTGTTACAAAGTTGATACCTGCTGGAGGCTTGCCGTAAAATCCAACGATATCGCCAGGTTGAATGTTTCCATCTTCTCCTGGTTCAACCGCTTCATATGACACTTCTGCTTCTAATTGATTAGGCAGCAGCGTCACTGAAACTGTTGAAGTAAACACAACGCCTTTTCGAGACACAACCAGTACCCCAGTTGGAACGGTTGTCTCCACGTCGGTCTTGGTCAGGTTCGGGTCGCGTCTGTATTGGAGACGTAACCCCTTTGCTTTTTGAGCAAGCTTTTCGGTAATGCCTTCCTCTTTTACAAGGGCTCTCAGATAAATGCCTGTGGCAGTGTCCGGCATGTATTGATTCACCGCTACGGCACCGCTCACGTACAAGGCGTAGATTTGCTGTGCAACCGCCGATGCGCGGATGTGGGCGTCACTGCCTTTCTCAATGTCTAACTCATTTTTTTCTGCCTTCCAGTCGGATAATATCTCGTTGAGGATCTGATCAAACGACTTCACCGGCACACCGTTTAAATCTTCATCAAAAATAATGCCGTTATGTTCAGCCATAGAAATCGTTCACCACCAGATCGAGGATTTCTCCATTCGGAAGTTCTACAGAGATTGCCAAGCCATATTGTCCCTTGCCCTTGTCCGTAAGAACTACATCAACGACACGATTGATTGAACCGGCTTCCGCTTCCGGTTTCAGTGCCTCGTTTACATAGTCTTTTGCCTTTGTCGGCCTCGCAGAATAGGGGACCCGACTCAATTTATAGAGCCTGCTGCCCTCATCCTCGTAGCCTTGAATGACAAAAGCTTCTCGTCGCATCAACACGCGATTGAGAAGCCTTTGTCGTAAGATTTCTTTTTCGGTTGTCCAGGACTTGTAATTGCCGCTTTTGTCTAGCGTATACCCGCCCGGTACGTTTAGGATTGGATTCAACCCCAATCACCCCGCTTCTATTATGCTGAGTGTTTCAGCAGTTACTGAGAATTTTTTCGTCTTAATGATTAGCCCCTGATCATCAGAAGTTAGCTCCGTAATTGGGGTCCCCACCGCGTCCAATGTGTTCCATGTAACCGAACCGTCCGCTTTGAAATGGATGTACTGCAAGATTCCGCTTGATAGAAGAGCTCCAGCCGCTACGATAAGGACGTCGCCCGGGTTATATTCAGGAAGCATCGCGGAGCGTGCCGCCAGTTTTGCCAGCGCTTCTTCCGGCCATTCCACCATCAACCCGGCATAGACTTCCTTTTCGTTGTGCTGGAACTGTACCTTAGCCCCGATTGGTGGGATGGCGTAGATGCCCGGTATCAGCATTTGGGGTGCATCCATTGGAGACCCGTCACCTTCGGCGGTCAGCAGGGGACCGGTTGCCGATCTTTGGAGACGATCGACATATCCCGTCTCGATCGGCCACTCTGACTTTGTGGCTTGATAGGTCTTATTCATCCCAGAACCTCCTCTAGTGGTCGGCACGTTACCGTTGTAAGTTCGCCGTTAGATACGGTACAAGAATATCGGACCGATGAGATGACCCATTTTATCGTGTATCCTCTGTTTCCAAGTTTACGAATTATAGTTGCGTAACGTCCCGGCTTAACTACGCGGGTACCTTTGATCACAAGCTCAATCTCATTGCTGCCGATCTTGTTACGAGCCATGCGCTCTTTCGCAGCCTTTAGGGTATCTTCTCGGGTCTTCCCGCCATTCATAACCATACGACGTTTAAAAGCCTCTGGCAGAGACTTGTCGATCTCTTTCACCAGAGGCTTTCCCTTACCTGTTCCGTAGGCCCAAATTTCACGCTTTCGCTGAGCTCCTGAACGCTTGCGGCGCAGGCTTTTATATCGTATGTCTGTTGCTACTTGCGGTGAGTCTGTAAAGACGTACCGTACGTCTGTTTTGGGTTCAAACTTGCCCAGGTAAGCCGTTCCGTCAATGCGGTAAAGGCGGATGTCGTTTTCCAGTGCATGCTCCTCGATGGTGTCCCATCCGTTTTGGCCGATGCGGATCTGCTTGGCGTCCAGCTTGATCGTGGGACCTGTATACACCAAAGGGATACCGAACTCACCAAGGATTCCTGCAGCGAGGTCCTTCAAGGTGATTGTCTTGTGCGTGGTAGGGACGGCATCATTTTCGATGACATAAACGCCGCTGTCCCGACCGTCAAGCCGTAAAAGATCGCCCTGGCTAGTATCGTACATCTCGTCTACATCATCGAGAAATCCGTTCAGGATACCTTCCCGCCCGCCTCCGGCAGGGTACTCAGCAAACAGATTCACTTTATCACCAAAGCCAAAAAGGTCTGTGTAATTTGAGCCAACGTTCGCAACATCGAGAACGAACCTGTCGGCAGCGCGTGAGATATCGATCGTGATATCCCATTCCTTGACCCGATTTGCTTCCCATTTAGGACCCTTGAGGGTTTCGACGATTGCTCTGAGTACCTTTTGGAACGTGTCAGCCACGGTTAGGCACCCCTTTCAATAACAGCTTGATTCCAGGTTTCATATCCGAAACATCCACCTTGTTATCGAGCATGATCTGTTTAAATTTGCCGGCGTCCTTGTAGTGATCTTTTGCGATTCCCCAGAGAGTATCGCCACTTTTTACGATGTACGTAATATCTCTGGCTTGTGGCGTAGAGCCGGAACCGTTGGATGCTCTAGTTGACTGGCCTGACGTACCGTTCGAAGATCCTCCAACGATTCCCGTGCTATTTTTTGCCGCAGCCGTGCTAGATTGAGGCGGCACATGCTCAACAAAAGTAAAGGAGTACGGTATATCACCCACCGTACCCCCGTCCCTGTTCGCTTTCAGATTTGATATACGGAAGAGACGGCCTTCCACAGCTTCACCGAGCTCACTGTCGTATACTTTCCCGATCGCTCCCACATCATGCAATCGCCAGAGGTTATTGATAAAGATTTCCGGTTTTGGTGAAACCATCGCGGGATTCTGAAGGAATATCCCTCGGACCTCTACCCGTACCGGCTGCCGCCCCATGTCCTCGGTCTCGGCACCCTGCCGATGTGGGTATTGATGCTCGACGATTAGCTTTGAGCTGTCGAATCCGATGTATTCAGGGTTGTAGTACCATTTCATTGTTCCTCGATCTGTTTCGAAGGATAAGGGCATTCACTAATCACCTGCCTATAACCGTCTTATTACACGAAGTTGTTATTTACATCCTATCTCTTAGTTCTCTCATTTTTACTGACTGCAATGGTGTCAGAGTTCTGCTGTCATGCGTACGGGAAGCATACGTTGAAATATCACCCCGGGTAACTTGTACCGCCCTGTTATCTTCCACTAGGACGTGGAGATCGCTAGTTGATTGAACTTGTATTGGTTTTTCATTCAATTTGTTTAATTGGGCAATCAGGCTGGGGATGATTGTTGCTGCAACTCCATCAGATTTTGGTCGTGATGCTGTAATATTATCGATCATTTCTCGTTTGTAGCTTCCTTTTACGAAAGGGTCGTTCTCAAGCTCGCGAATTAATGCTGCTATCTCCCGTCCGGATGGTTCAGGAACTGCCCACATGCCGCCAGCAGGCATTCCTTCATAGTGCTTACGCAATTTTTCTTGTTCTGCCCATTCTGGAGCCAGTTTTCGACGTAGTTTCTTTTCGGTCATAGCTTCAGACACATCGGATTGATTGCGCACCCCATTGATACGACGATCCACATACGCTGCAACATCTGTGGCGTTGTCTCCAAAAATGTGCTGTTTTCTATCGTTCATGTTCTTCTCAGCTTCGACCCAAAGCTCTTGAGAGATTCGGTTTAATGTCTCATTACTGACGCGATTACGATATCCAGCAATCATGTCTCCAACAGTCTTCATTTCTTTATGGTATCGCTCTGTTTGTTCTGCAGAATTTCCATAAAAATTACCGCCGTGAGCCTGTTCATACCAGAATGTTGCGCCAGCATACGTATTTTGTCTTCGCTCTTCTTCCACGCCGGTTACATCTTCAGTTGCAGAAGCAACGATGCTACTAACCCCATAAGAAAGGCCTAAAGCTGCCACTATTCCAGCAGCAGTTGTTGCTGCTTCAGTAGCAAGGGCCCGTTTAGTGGTGCTTGCTGCAGCCTCTCCGGCTGTTGTAAGTACTGCTCCCCTTCCGACGCCGCCAGCTTTACCAGTTTTCCCTCCCGACAATCCACCTTCAATATCATCACCATAAACGTGGACGACGTTGGCCTTGATGATTTTATCATCACCAAGCAAGTCTGAAACTGAACCACCGACTTCTTTGCCTCTGACAGTTTCAGCAAGTGACTTCCCAGCATCGTAGATGTTTTTTCCGTTCTCAACTAACTTGCCTGTTGTGTTCGCGGCGGCGATCGCTGCTAAGAATATAGCAGCGTTTTTAGCTGCTTCAGCAAGACCTTGCAATTCGCCAGGGAGATTTTCGATTTTTAAATCCGTGGCTTCTAGGGCAAGAACTACTTCCTTGGCAGCACCATTGATATCCCCATTTAAAAGATTAAGTAGCGCTTTACCTGCCCCCGTTGCGAGTGGAGTAAGGGATACCCCGATCTGGAATCCATCCAGCGCTAATTCGGAAAGTTGCACGAAAGTATCAGCTATCTCAGGGTTCAATTCCCTTTCAAGAAGATCGGCAGACTCCTTAACACCCTTTTTAATCGCATCAAAGCTGAATAGGCCCTCTGTCGCCATGGCAATTAATTGCCGAGCTGCTGCATCGAGTGTTGGCTCCAACGAGCGCCCGACTTTACCTTGAATCTCGTCCACGGCCTTGCTGAGCGCAACGAGATCCCCCTTGCTTGTGTTTGCTCGATCGTCCGCGTACCGCTTTGTGATTCCGTCACTCCCGCGAATAGCGTCAATTGTTTCAAGCAATTTGTCGTAGCCATCATTAGCAAAGATGGTTGTCACACTTGCAGCTTCTTTTCCAAAGATAGTCGAACCGACCTCAAGCTGTTGATCCGTTGTTAATTGGCTCATGTATTTGTTCATGATGGCAGCTTTCCGGAGAATCTTCTCGTTCCCCTTCTGGTTTACTGCAACGGTGTTGTCAGCATCAACCGCCGCATTGACGGAATTCACTTCTTTGATTATCGCGTCAATCGCTTGCCCTACTTTTTCCGATGACACTTTGCTGCGTGCAGCGTCACTGATTCCCATATTTGAGCTTTCGATGAACAGTGTGCGAAGAGCAGTACCAGCTGTTTCCCCCTCCACACTGATTTTGGAGAGGAGAACCTGCATGGCCTGAGAAATTGCGTAATCTACTCCGCCTATGGCATTACCAAAGTCAGTGTACTTCTCCGCGAACAGCAAATCTCTCGGGTCCAATGAGGACATATCAACTGTCTTGGTGAATTGGTCAGCGATCTTCTGGAAGTTCGCCGTAGTGAAGTCCATCTTGCTGACTTCCAGTTTGTTGGCTAGATATTTGGCAGCGATATCCGGCGCTAGTCCAGTTGCTTGGGCAAAGTCGGAAACTACGGGGAGTGCCGCTTTAACTTGTGCCGGATTCATGTTGTTCTTTGCAAGTTCAGTGGCCATTCCAATCATGCCCATGACATCGGTTTCGCGGTCTTTTCGTAGTCCCTGCGCTTGGATAAACTTTTGGAGATCCGCAAAGTCCTTTTGGAATGCTCCCTCATTGAGAACTCCGTTGTTGTAGTAACTTGATTTCAGTACGGAACCAAGTTTCGAAAATTCGTATTCCTGGTTCACGCTTTTATTTACACTCGTCACGCCAAATCCGACCGTTGCAAGTCCGCCTACGTAAGCACCCCGACGAATCTGATCACTAACAAAAGACTCGAATCCAGCCGTCCCATTGTTTATTGCGTCCATCATCCCTCGCGATGCTTGTGCAACTTCCACTATTCGCTGTTTCAATAAAGCCACCCGACTGGCTGCCTGATCAGCTGCACGGCTTCCACTTTGAAATCCTCGTTCCAATTCTCTGCCAGCTTGCCGAGAGTTTTCCGTGGTTTCTTTCAGTTCTTTATTTAGGCTCTTGATATTGATGACGCCTTTCCCGATATTGTGGAGTGTATCACCAACAGTTTCAACACCATCGCCTGCACGTCGGGAAGAAGCAGCGATCTGATCCAGCGAGCTGCCGACATCGCGGCCCGTCTGCCTCGCACTGTTTCGTACGCCCTGCAGTTCATTAATGATCCCTTTTAGAATCTGCGAAACATTGTCTTCACCGGAGATAATAAACTCAATATCATCCTTCTTGCCCGCCTGATTCGTCATGCTCTTCCTCCTCTCCCATCAGCTTCGCTTCAAGCTCTGCCTCAATCCGTTTCCGTTCTTCTTCCCGTTTGCGCTCAGCTGCTAGTTTACGAATCCGCTGTTGTTCAATGAAGACTTTCAACTTTTCTTCCCGCTCTGGGTCGTTGAAGTTATTAACCGGTTTCCCGCATGACGGGCAGTTATGTGGCTTTCTAATCCCTAGTGCCTTGTTTGAACGGCAACTGTCGCAGTTGTAGTGCTCCTCTTTGATTTGCTCCGCAGAGCGCATCACGTACAGCCAAAGTAGTTGTTGATCGTTGAGAGTACCTGATCCGTTCAGCGGCCTGTAATCGCCGATGTCCTTGCACATGGTGTATATCAGATACTCTCCAGGAGCTTTCCCTCCGCAACACCTTCTATCAAAGCTTTCAATTCGTCATCACGGATCGAATCCAGTGTCTTGTAATGGATTAATAACCCTTGATATGCAGCCAGCAAATGGCCGACTTCTTCATCGATGAAGCGCCCGCGAAACTCGGAGCCATTGTTGAAAAGCCGTATTCCTTCCGCGTCTTTCATGGCGATTGCCAGGCGTTCGGTTTGATGAATGAATGGCTGCATGTATTCCGGTATCTCTGGGTTATCTTTGTAAAAGCGTTCCGTGTTTATCGTTGCTTCCAGCTCCTCGGCGCTCGTCAGAACGCGTAAAACAAAAACCGGGGCATCATTCTCCCCGGTTTTGAAGCGCATTTCTGGAGGCTGACCCAGCCGCAGGACTTTCAATTCCTGAGTCACGTTCATCATGATTTATCCTCCTAGTGCTGATAATGCGGTATTGATAGTTACGGGTCTTCCTTTGAAGAAGTCCTGGCGCTTAGTGGATGTAAGAGTAATGCTTTCGTTTGCAGATTCGAGATTGCCGCTCTCGTCGTAGTTGGAGAATCGGAGCCCCGTAAAGACTGTTTTCCAGTCTCCCAAGTACCGTACAATCTCGGTCCCCGGATCACGTAAAAGGATATACAGAGGAACGGTATCCTCTGGATAGCTTAGCGCCACTGCCGTTTCAAGAGTAATGGTATGCTGGCGAGCCCCGGACGTTTGCCCGATCGACTCCTCACTGCCATACCCGTGAACGTGACGGCTGCTTTCGCTCTCACTGATTCGGTGGCTTTGGACGGCATATACCTTTTTGCCGTCTTTTTCCACATAGACACCACTATTAGCGCCTGCTGCAAATTGAGTCATGCTAATTCACCACCTTACGTGTTTTGGGCAGTAACTTCGCCCGTTACGCTGATTTCCAACTCTTTAAGGCCAGGGATGACATTGAAGTGGTACTTGATGTTCCCTTTCCCCCGGGTCTCCTTGTCCGGCTCGGCAATAATCCGATCGGCATCTGGTGCATAGATTTTCTCTTGTTCTGCTTTCTCGGCTAAAACAGAGTAAATCGTATCTTTGATGTCCTGCAGGCGGGAGATTTTCGTCCGGCTGTGCTTGTTTCGGACCACTTGCTCGACATTTGTGATAACCTCGTCAACGGTGCATACGACTTCTGGATCTTTCAATCCGGCTTCGTTGCCTTCCGCGCTTACAAAGCTCGTGGTTCCCTGGAAGATCTCAATTTGAGTCCCAGCTTTGACAAATGACATCAAGCCAGCTTCCGTTTGCGTGCGGAGTGTGTCGATGTGCTTAACAGTTTTGATGGTGTACCCGTTAATTCTGACACCGCCAAACGGCATCGATAGGTCACTTTCATTAGACAGGGCACCGATGGCGGCTGCTGCCGCCTCAAAGGCAGGTACCGCATTTCCCGCAAAGTCGGCCAGATTGTCATCAAATACCCAGATCCGAAAATGATCAGTCTTGGTAACGAGTGTCGCTGTACCGCTGATCGAGACAACAGCGCGAATGGCGTTGGTCTCGCACCATGCCAGAAACTCTTTGACTTCTGCCACGGTAGCATCAGAAGTATCGTCAATGAGATAGAAATAAGCGCCGTCAGCTTCTGCGCCTTTGATTAGAGCGTTTTTGTATGCCCCAGGCTCTGGGGTTGCGCCGAGTCCCTTGTAATAAACGACACGCGGGCGCTGCTTCATTGCCCCCGACAACATTTTGGCGAGGTTGCTGTCTGTACCTACTGCAGTCACTGCTTCATCCAGCACACTTGCGCGGGTGAGTTCAACTGCTGCCGCGGATTTACCGATCAGAATGATGCCCCGCCCTGTGCCGTATGAAAGCTGGGAACTGACCATCTTGAAATTGCTTCGCATTAAGAGCAAAGGTCTTCCCTCCTTGTTTACTCAAAAGAAGGAGAGAGGCAGATATCCGTGTATCCAGCCTCTCTCCGTTCTTTGGTTATGGTTCCGGTGTAGGTTAATTCATAGATTGATTGGGTAGCCCCCTCGTCCTCCGGCAACTCTTGATTGCGGGAGAATTTGAAGGTAAACCCGTCTTCAAATGCAAAAGCCTGCCGCAACGCTTTGAAAATTCGCCCTCTCGTTAACTCTCCGCCATACTTACCGCGGGTGGGAATCCAGCAGTAAACTGAGAAGCCATCCACGGACTCCGCACTCTTTTCATAAACGAATTCAGCATTAGCCAGGTCAACGGCTTTCAAGCGCTCATTATGGCCATACCCCTTCGGATTATCGAAACCCACATCTAGTTCAAAGTAGATGACTGGGCGTTCCAAGGGTATCCTTACTCGCTGATCGTTTACATGGATATGATCACCCATGACTGCCGGGCGCCCCGCAGAGCAGAGGCAGTAATCCGGCAAGGCATCGGTCATCATTTGTAAAATGCGTTCCTCAATCATGCCGTTTTACCTCACTTCCTGCAGCCGTTTGCGGAGCATTTGACGGCCGATTTCTTTGATACGGCCAGATTGTCTAAATTCCTGAACAGCTTTTCCGATCGTTGGTCGTGGTTTCAAGTAGATCGTCCCATCGTGGACATAGCCAAAATATCGAGCGATCTTACTGTCACCGTAGACTCGCCAAACCCCTTTACCGATCCGCTCCGACTTGTGGGCTCGCCTGAACGTTCCAGTATTAACTGAGACCGGCCACGGCGGATCTGCTTTACCCTCGTGCATGACTTCGCGATACCATAGGTAATCAGCGTTGTTTTTGAAGTGCTTCGCTACACGCTTACCGCCATTCTTTACGCTGTCGCGCTGGGCTGTCCTGGCTTGTTTGGCTTTCCAGTCCGGATTCATGGGGCCTGATGCGTACTCAATTGCTTTCTCCAGAATCTCCTCGGCAGCCTTTGCAGAGGTATCCTCGACTGCTAACTGAACAGCGCTATTAATGCGCTGAATCTTCGAGAGAAGCCTACTAAAATCCACGTCCATGCGCATGGGTTACGTCCCCCGAACAAGTGCGAGCCACACAGCAACCTCGTTGCCAACATACACCGGAACAGGGTTGCAAATATGCCATTTGCGCTGTGCCCATTCAATTAATTTAGCCCCCTCTGGCAATGAAGCGGTTAGCATCAAATGATCGTTGTATTGAACGGGCCCCAATCGCTCGATGTAATGGCTGAAAGCAGCCATGTGACTACTCGACATTGCTTCATACGGGAGGACAAAGGCGGCTCCTTCAGTCTTTGCTTCTTCTGAAGTCAAGTAGCCCTCCTCGTTGCAAATTGGTGATTCTGGGTTGGAGTCGTGCCAATCAGAATCTGGTTGCTGGTATGTTACGTTCCAGCATGGACACCGGGTAAGCTCACCTGATGAGATAAAGACGACTGACTGCCCGCGTTTCCGGGCTTGTTTCTGTAGATTACGAGCAATCTTGTTCATCCGTCCACCCCACTAAAGTGCCCGAAGAATCCGCTTTGCTCAGACTTTAGCCAGCTCTTCAGTTTTGTCCATCCATTAGTCACCAGCTCATTTCCGCGTTTGGCCAATTTGTCCGGATCTGCTCCAAGCTTGAGAACGCTAATATCTAGCGGACCGTCCAAAGCAATTTCACCTGCCGCAGCCAGGAGGAATTCGCCTGAGCAAATTTCCTCCGCTGCGATTGGGAGAATAACGGCAAGGGCTGGATCAGCCCCAGATAAAACGGAAAGCTTCTGATCAAGGAGAGCGGATTGCTGCCGAATAATCATTGTAATTCGTTGATCTTCATCCGTTCCGTCTATCGCAAATCGCGCTTTTACCGATTCAACTGTACAATACATTACTTACCAGCGCCGTTCAGGTAGCCTTGATAAAGAGCAACGCGTTTTTCTTTGTTGGAGATTGCTTCATCCTTTTCGTCAGAAGCCAGTTGAAGCTTTACCAAAAGTGCGGATTGCTCTGGAGCGCTCAGCTTCTCAAACGCTTCAAGTGAAAGTTGTTCATCTATAAGTGGCGTGTTGTCGATCACATCTACGCCTGCATTCCCATCCGGATTACCGGAATCGGAATTATCCATTTGCTCCACTTCTTTCAAGTGGCCCATGTTCAGCTTGGCTTTCACGAACCAATCCTTTTCGGCTTCCACCACTTTCCCAGATGGAAACTCCTGCTTTGTTTCAGGGTGGATATACAGTTTTCTAGGCTCTGTTGGGATAACAAGGATCTTATTCACGTAAATCCTCCTTTCAAGAATGAAAACCGCGCAACTTTTTTGGTTACGCGGCTACATTCAGCACCTTACGTGCCTCTTTATTCAGAATTTCGAAACCACCCTCATAGGAGATGGCAGACAACATAATTTGTGTATCAATCAACTTGTCATGCTCCATCATTAACGGTGCGGCCACAATGCGATTGAGTGCGTAACGAGTGTCCAGTCCAATCACGAGATCCTGTGGCACATCGTCACAACGTTCAGGCATTCCACCAATTGTTTGTTCAACCTGTCCTGTTTTGGCATAAAGGAAACCAGCTAATGGATTACTAAACTCAGGTAATGTGATGATGTCGGTGAACAGGTCTTCCTTTGCCAAGAAGATATTTGGCTTGTACGCCTGCTTGAATTGATTCTTGAATCGAACAAAACGCTTGTAGTCGATTTTGCCAGCTGTACCACCAAGGTCTCCAGCCAAATCAAATGTATCTGCTCCAGAGACACCACCATCACCATTGATCAGGACCTCAATAGCTGCCAGCACTTCATCTAAGGCCAATTGAGCGCCGAATTGTTGGAGCTGAAGAGAGTACACATTGAGCTTTTGATTGCGGATCGCTTGGTAAGTTGCATCCAATACGCGACCGTAACGGAAGACAGTAATCTCTTTGTCACCCAATCGAATTTTTGTCCGCGGCATTGGAGCCCCTTGAGCAACGCGTTGCAGGCGTGCTCCTTCTTCGGCATGTTCCCATACAGCTGTCTTGTACGTATCAGATCCGGAAATATTGGTTGTTGTTGCAACAAGCTTGTTAATGATGCTGTTCTCTTCGATTCCCTTGCGAATTGCTGTTTCAATGAACGCTGGGAAAAGAATGGAATGCTCGGTTGTTTCGAAGAACTTGCTGACATTGTCGGCTCGCATACCAAATGTTTTGATCTCACGGGCCGCGAGCTGACGCTGTAGTGCCGTAGTACCTTCAAGATCGGATCCTTTGTATTCAATACTTGGATCCAGTTCCTCCAAAACATCGGCTACATGGATACTCTTTGCTGCTGCCTCTTGGAAGATCCCCTTTTCAAGATTCACTTTCTTGATGGATTTTTTCTTTTTTTCCATTCTTCAAATACCTGCCTCTCTGTTATGGGATTTACAATTCCACTTGTACTTTTCCAGCTGTTGAATCAACAACCGTAACAAAACCTCGTCCGTTTGCTGCAGTTCCTGCCGTTTTCACTTTACCGTTTCCATCAACAACAACCTTTGCACCAACAGCAATCGTTCCATTAGATGCAACTTCCACGTTTCCGAAGCATTCCACGCGTGCGGTGCCGTCCTTTTCTACCCGGCCAAGTACTCCAACAAATGTTGCACCATCCGTTCCTAGTCCAACTTCGTTGTTTCCTACCATCGTGACTGCTTTGCCGACATCTGCAGTAGTCAAAACGGTCTTAAAAGTTCTGGACCGATCAAAGATTCCTTGATTTCCGATTCCACCTAGCATCTGTCTTCCTCCTTTTTCCGTCGCATTAGACTGAGAATTGTTTCATGTCGATCTCTGGTTCCATTGCTTTACCATCCCCTAACTCAGCATTCTTTGACTGAGGTGTAGGAGGGAATCTCTTGTCCAATTTCTCCTGGTAAGATTCCTTGATTTCAACGAGGCCGTTGATGTCCGAAACATTTTTCAGGACGACTTCCAGCGTCTTTACATTCTCATCCAACATCCCCGCCATTTTGATGATGGCGTTTCGTGTATCTTCAAAGAACTTTTGACCCGCGGCCACCAATGTAACGTCCGGCTTTTCTTTTTGGGCCATTTCTAGTTGAGACTTTGTTACCGCATGCTGTTCTTTCTCTTTTTTCAGGTCTTCTTCCAGACTCTTCGCTTTTTCAGCATCTAACTTCCAGCCTTTCACAATAGAAAGGGCATGGTCGTCATCCTTGACTTCCACGCCCAGCGTTTTAAACAGTTCGATCAGATTCACTTCTGATTCGCCTCCTTTGATTTTCTTTTCCTTGTCCTCGTCCATCTTCTGGCGAAGGCTTTTTTCCACTCCTGCCCCCTGTTGTGCGGGAACTGCTACGAAACTAATCTCGTACCAATCAGATACTCCGTTGATCCAGGTGAAGCAGATATCTCCTTCATACTCCTTCCCACGCAGATGTGGGCAGTTACCACCGTAGTAGCTTTGTTTGCAGACAGAGCATTGAAGCTCTTTGTACGCGAAACCTACGCTAACCTCCTTCAATATACCCGCGTCGATATCATCAATGACTGGCTGTGTCTTCTCATTGATCGGCATGTATGCCCATCCGAGAAGCTCATACTCACCATCCTGTGCTTGCCTTACTTCGGCTTTGTACACACGCGCTGTTTGCCCAGATGCACTCCAACGATGGTCAAAGATGAAAGTAACACCCTTCGCCAGCCCTACCATTTCCTCTAGTGATTGTTTCGTAAACCGGTCGCCTTCTCTATCCATCCTTGTATGGCAGCAGATAACAGGGAAAGTGTACAATTGTTCAGCTGTAAATTCACGCCGAGTTAGACTGTTGATGATGGCTAGGTCTTCTGAGGATATGCTCTTTGTCTCCACTGCGAGACGAGCAGCAATGCTTTTCCGTAGCGTCTTTTCCAACCTTATTCACCTCCCTTCGAACGCTCTTTCTATCCGCACCCGATCGATCAAAGTAGACAAGATTACCAGCTGCTTGTGCTTCATCAGCTGTCGTTACTGTGACATCCATCTTTCGGCACCGACAATGCGGGTGAGTGTCTTTTACCGTTCGAGGGGAATCAAGTAAAGGAAACACCTTATTCGCGTATTGACGGCATGCAGGGCAGGCATCAGGGGAGATAATCCATTTCAAATATTGAATGTCCTGAGCTTTGTACTCTTCCTCTGCTGCTCTATCAAACATCATAGCCGCCTCAGAACGCCCTAGTCGTCTCCAATACCAGCGCGGTGCATCTAGTTGGTCTCCAAGTTCTCTTTGAAGTGAAGTTGCCCATTCCTCAGGGTTATCTCCAACCGTCGCATGTCTCTCCATGATCTCGAGACATGCCTCTTTCATTTCACTTGCTTTAGTGACGACAAGAGACATTCCATCAGATCGAAGAGTACGCACATACGTAGAACCAGAGTCAAACTGACTTCTTACAGATGCTTCTGGATTAATCTCTCGTCGTATGTCCTCAACAGCAGCCTGAAATCCAGCAGTTCCAGCCTGTTGTAGCATTTCATCATAGTAGGAAGGTTGGCTATCTTTCCCCAAGATCAAGTCTGCTAGGAAGTCATTGAATTCTTCCGTGACAAATTCATTGATCTCATTGGGATCCACTGATTTAAGTGTCTTCCCCTTTGATACCCGCTCTTCCATGAACGAAAAAAGACGTTCCCTCATCGATCTCAGCTTCCTGATGGTCGATGTTTCAAACGTCCTGGCAATGCGGTCTATTTTCTTTGTATCTCGCTCTTTTTGCGGTAGCCGCTCGGGATCAAGGTCATTGTCTCCATCCTTGATCATTCGCTTGATCGACTTACCGCCCGGCTGCTTTTTTCTTGCCGCTATCATTTCTTCTACGATTTCCGGCTCGATGTACCCTTGCTCCTCAAGATCTCTTGCTACCATGATGTTTTGTAGACGTTGCCCTTCTGCCCTCGCATTGGTCAATTCGGCATTTGCCAGTCCTTCGATATCCGCTAGAGTAACCTCGTCCCACTTGATTTCATAATCCAGAGGATAACCCCGGAACTTCAACCACCACTCTACTACTTGAGAAACCCCCGGATTAACCATATCTCTCCAGTCATCAATCAGTGATGTAAGGAAGTCGGCCTGTGTCTTGGTCATGGTTTCCCGGGCTGCCCAAGAGAAACCGAATACGAAAGGCGGCAAACCGGTCTTCGCAACAATCTGTTCCATGAGGGTACGTGCGGGGACTTCCATTTCCAGTTGCTTAGCATCAGCTCCAATGACCGAGACCTTTACAAAAGATCCGAAGAAGTCTTGCACCTTACCTTCACGAGTTTTCTTCATAGCTTCGGACCACGACTTCTGAGCCTGCTCAATGAACTTTGTAGCATCCTCTGCTTTCGTTCCTTGGGGAAACTCAAATCCGAGACTGTACTTAAGGTCCCCAAAGCGCTCCCAGTTTCGGCCGGTTGCATAGAAGATTGTTAGAAGAATATCCGCGATAAAGGGAAGACCGGTAAGCAAACCTTTCCCATATGGATTCTCGGGTTCAGCTTCATAGGCTGTATAGACGATCCAATCTTGTACCGGATAAACCACCGGTTCTGGCTCCATCGGTTGTCGTTCAGCAAGGATCAATTCGGTAGGATCTTCGGTATTCCGAACTACTACGTTTTCGGCAACGATCGGCAGTAGTGCATAGATATCTGTCCTCGAACGATACGGCACGATTTCCGTAACGCTAAAGCCGTTTTGGATCATTCCATCCACGAACGAGGAGATAAATGTCCCGAACCCCTTTCCCACTTTACCGACCTTTACTGTCTTTGCCCAGTTGTCCCACTCTTTTTGCCTTCGTGAGTTAGGAGCACCGACGATCACCTTAGGTACTCCAATAAGACGCCTAAGGTTTTGGATCCCCACACCGATGATTGGAACACCATCTCGCATCTGTTTGTACACTTTTACCTGTATCTGGTTGGGGACATAGCTTTTAAGAGCATCGAATGGGTGCGCTCCTCCACTTCGGGTTTGAGTACCAGAATATCGGTCGTTTCCTCCTATGCTTTTTCTTCGCCATAGTATCCAATCTAACCATCCCATGTTAATTACACCTCCTTTCAAAGCTTGTAAATCGAAGAAGATTACACTTCTTCACGCGAAATAGTATGTTGTCCAGGCTTTGCTGACATTTTAAATAGTTCCGGAACTAAATAATCCCCAAAACGGCTGAAACTAACCGAATTTGAGGATTTAATAAATTGATAAAATAGATTTTTACATAGACCCAAAATTCAAGTTTAATGACATCCGACCATACCGTAAGATCTAATGGTCACATATCTTGGTGTTAACTTGAGGAAAGGTTGTGTTAAAATGCCAGGTTCTGAAAATAAGATACTTGAATACTCCTATTCTGAACCATACTCAACAATGTGCCCTCAAACGACTCCATGGGGCGGTTCGTACCATACTCCTTGTATAAAAACTAGACATAGAAAAACTGGGGTTTTTGTTGGTTATAACTATCCTGTTTTGCCAGGTGGTCGCCCCATTACTATTCGCGATCCGATTACGGGGCGAACTCACACCATTAGTACAGGATCTCCTCAATATATTCAAATTCACAAATGTGCAGAGATTGCTGTTGCTCAAGCTAAACCAATAATAGCAGGTGCAATTCCAGGAGGACCAGCTGCAGTTGCTGCTGCAATAAAACCTGCAAATGAAGTTTTAAGAAAAACATTTTTTGAATGTCTAAATCAAAGTGGTGTATCTCCACAAGCAAAAAGAGAATCGAATATCGGGATTTATCAAAAACGTTTGGAATAGTAATAACTTTATCCCCCTTCCTTTAAGGGAACAATAATAAAGAACATAATTACTCTCGTAAAGCCGTTCCCACAAATAGAAGAGGAGTGTTCGTCTTGATTTCAGCAAAGGATAACACTACTGCATCCGCACGGTCAGGAGAATCAAGACCGCGCTTCTTCATTTCCTTTTTCCGCTCAAGGGCAATCTTGCCCCGGCTGGTCATCCGGTACTTCCTTTGTGTCAGCTGTGTTATCAGTCGTTCATCATCCGGCAGCTCGATTCCATTCGCCTGCCCCTGCATATGTGCTGAGAAGTTCTCCTGAAGTAGATCCCGAAGATGAGCCCACATTTCAGTCCCAAGGCTGTCATAGTACTCTGCTTCATCGTCTGTAGGACGAGATCCATTGTTCACGGGAATGATTTCCCAGTTGGATAGTCCTTCTTCTTTAATGATCTCATTTAGGCGGTCGGTTACTCCACCACCCACTCCAGTATCATCTACCTTGATTCGGACGGTCGACAGCTGAGGATAATTACGAAGGAACTCCTTCACAGTACTTATGCACCACCCTGCAGTCACCATCGTGTCCTGCTTCTGATAACAACGTAGAGGAAATACCTTCATACCAATACGTGGCGCGATTACCGTTTCATCGTCACCGAAACGAGCAACGTCCACACCAATGTCAAGGGTGTCGCCAGTCGGTTCAACCGTGTTTCCTACGGCAAGCTCCGCAAGTTCCAAAGCGATAAAAGCATCTGCCTCTGCTTTTGGGAAGTCACCATATACCCGGACCCGAACAACATCACTTTCGGCTCCATACTTGGCAATGAGCATCTGAATATTGTCTTTGCTGGTCCTTTTACTATCCAGGCTGGATACTTTGTGCGTCCGGAATTTATCTCGGTCTCTATGATGTGAATCATAAAAAACCCCACTGGTTCGAGTTGGGTTACCGCACATCAGCAATTTGTTTTCAGGACCGGATAGCGTACCGAGAATGGCTTCCATAATCGGATCAGCAACCCCAGAAGCCTCGTCCACAATGAACAGCATGTAGTCTTCGTGGAAACCTTGCATGTTCTCAGGCTTAGTGGCTGTGCGGGCAGTGGAAAACCATCTTTCCTCATGGCCAATCATGTAAATCTTCGTTTTCGTCCATTTGAGGAGGTTTTTAACCTTTGATCGTTCTAACCATTTGGCTACCTCTGCCCAAAGAACATCATGAAGCTGTTGCCGAGTCGGTGCGGTACACACTACTTTGGGATTTGGCCGGCAACATAGAAACCATATTACCAAAGCCGCCTCAAAAGCTGTTTTACCCACCCCTTGTCCTGACCTTATACTTGTGCGGGGATAGTGAGCTACGTCCATCATAGCGGCTCTTTGCCAGTCATCAGGATCGAAATCAAGGATGTCCTCTGCAAAGGCAACCGGGTTATCCCAATAAACATCAATAAGGGCTTCAAGCGTCGCCAGGACGTTGTAAGGATGATTTGTCGACATTGTCCCCACTCTCCCTCATGGCTCTTCTTCGTTCAGCGACGTTAAGCAGGGCGGTTGTCCATTCCTCAGCATTTTGGTTTTTTCCTCCCCCTCTTAATGAATCAACTTCAGCTTTAAGCTTCTCGATCCGTAGACGCTGCTCCTCAGTAGCCAATCCTTTGTTACACATGTCCTCATACTGACGTATAAGGGATTGAAGGGTGCTCATCGCCCGGGATTGTGCATGCAGAAATGTTGCGTGCTTATCCCAAGCAAACTGAATTTCCCACTCTTGTTCCTTCATTTCCATGCCTTCGTTAGACATAGACTTGTTCTTTCGGACCTCCTTCGTGATGTTTCCCTGATCCTGGACAAACATCAGCCGCTGAGCCCGGATAATCGCTGTATACTGAATAACGATGTTATCCCAGAGCATGTCGATGGGTGATCGCGTCTCGATCTGTTCCATGATCTCCAGCGTCTCCTCTGGGAAGAACTTACGAAAAAAGCCGTGGGTTACGGCGTTGCTGTTCCCTTTCGGTGCAGCCCCACCTTTGTTTCCCACGGCGTTCTTATTCCCTTTTGGCGCTCCTGCTCGATTAGTAACGTTACTTTTCGGAATGGTAACGTTACTATTCAACCGATCTTCCCACCTATCTTGGTTCTTCCATTTGCGGATCTGTGTGTCTAATAATCCTAAAGCATCGGCAATGTCCTTCAGCAACATTTTGCCGTCGCTCTCACGCCACATCTCGAACGCTTTTTCTCTATCCGGACTTCGCGCTCTTGCCACTACATCACCACCACCACCTATTGAGTTTGTTTTGAAAAAGGAGATACCTCCCTGTTGTCGAACATTGGAATTGAAGGGAGGTGGAAATATTGCCACTTGAAAGAGTCTATAGAAGTAACCATCATCAATACGACATGGAAGTTCATAAGACAGCGGATGATTCCTATCTTGTCGTTAAAGTCGGGCCAATTAATGTTGGTAATGGACATATCCTAACTAGACGTGAATCAAAGGAAGATGCAATCAGAGCTGCGGAACAATTTCCAAAAATGTATGCAATTGCACAACAAGAAGGCTTTGGATTGAACGATGAAGACTTTGTGCACTCTGATGGAAGAAAAGTTTGGATCTCATATGCATTTGACATTGATCGCTCGGAAGATAATTTCAGACGTCTTCTAAGAGGACAATCTGATTAGCCACCCTCACCGGTGGTTCTTTTTTACAAAAGAAAAAGTATTTGAGACGTTTATTCTTATTTTTTCTTTGGGGAAACCTTATACATATCAATGTCGTAAATAGTTAGAAATATATGCTCAATTACTTTAATTCCAGAAACAATTAATGACCTTTTTGGTGATTCTATTTCATGTACAGTATAATTTCCAAGTTCTCTGATTTGTTGAAGGATTTGAGCTTCTTTTGTAACTATGTAACCTTTCTCAACTAAGCCATTAATTTTTGCAACTAAATTTATTGTTCGTTTAATAGTGCCGTCATTACTTAGCCTCTTGTTTCCGTTTTCATCTAATAAGTATCCATCAGTAATTTCCTGATCTTTACAAATGCCTTCTACAATCATTCTCAAACCGATAGCAGCTAGAAAATATGATTTAGCATTACAAGCATCCACTGTTTGTTTATACAACTCTCTAAGAATTTCTGGCACATTATAATGTTGTTTAGGTACTAAATTGAACCCTGTACGATTCGTTTTAGGTTCTTCAGGATATACCTTTAAAATAGAATATTCGATCCATTCACCATATTGATCGAATCCCTCCATAGATTTATCCCACTCTTCATGGACAAATCCAACTCGGTCACATCCCCTACACTGGACAACGTAATAATTATCAAATGCTGTAATTTCCTGATCAAAATCAATATGATTTACAGTATGACAGTAAATAACACTATGATTTGTATCACGTTTACATGAATGACAATATACCTTTTCATCTAATTTTTCCATTGATAACCCCCTTGTTTTTAATTGTAAAGAATATTTCGATGTTGTATATAAAATATCACTCATTGTTGAAGGTAGGACTTATAAAAGCTAGGGAGTGCGTTACTCAATAAGTATTTAAATTGCAGATTAATCGTTGTGAGGAAACTTGCTTGTACCTCTTTTTGTAGTCATCTGTTCCCCTCTTTGTACCTCGGTAATTTCTCTTTTACTTCCCCTTCTTAAAGCGTCTAATTCATACACTGAAAACTCCATCCGACTCTCAAAATACTCATACAAAGCAGTACTCATTAAACCAGACATAGTTGTACCAATTGCTTTGCTTCTTTCAGAATACCAATCATACAACTCCTGACTAACGTTAATATTTACACGTGGCATATACATCCCCCTCAAAAAATTATAACTAGGATATTTTTACCAACACATCATTAAAACGTCAATTCCAATCGTTAATATATCATTTTGATGTAAACCCTTTTCAAAAAACCAAAAAACCACTCAGTTTTCTGAGTGGTTGTACTACGTATTCACACTATCATCATAACACGTTTACTTTAAAACTATCTGCCAAGAAACTGCCATTTTCCTGCCATAATAATTTACTATTTATCCCGGTGTAACTGATAGACCCTTGCTAATAATTCGCTGTCAAGTTTGTGCCAGTCCTTCAATTCCAATGTTTTACCTTCGTAGATAGGATCTTTATCCCAATGGTGTATTGTACGGGTATCATCGCTGTCAATAAACAATGATCCATCATCAAACAAGGCATGACAATTTGGACAAAGTACAATTTCGTTTCTGTGGTTTGGTGATACTAACGCTCCTCCCAAACCAACAGGCTCTAAATGGTGGACTACAACTTTTGAACCGTTTCGCCCTAAAACATTATGATTTTGATCAACTTGACAACGATATCCGTAAGCCTCTTTTAGCTTTCTAAGTTCTGGTGCATACCTGACAAGTCGGTTTATGGTTGTCATCTTTCTTTTTGCAAACGTAGTCGTAAAAGTATTTGGTTCTGTTGGTCTTTGATTTATTTCTTCTGCTGAAGTTGGGATTAACTTATAGACTAACTTTAGATTTCCATCATGACCGATCACTGTGTCCAGATCGATTATTCTCCAAAAGCCCCAATCCCTATAACGATTGTCTCCGCCTGCAAACACTCTAACTGGAATTTGATCCTCAAAATTTAGACTAAGTGCTTTGTTGTCATAATCCTCTAAAGTTTGATCTTTATCTTTTCCTCTTCCATGATAGGTTAGAGTCAAATCCTCGTCTAAGTTGTCTTCATAATTTGGTCGTGTCTCACCAACATTAGTTATAATGCTCGCTGCGTATTTTGAATCTCTTGGTTTATATATTCCCATCTGTTGTTTATGCCCGCGATTCCTAATTTCTTCATAGGTAATGATCGGCATATCAAAATAGTCTTTTTTAATCATTAACAACACCTGCCTTGTAGTGCGTGTGATTTTTTTCTAAGGACTCTAGAAGAATTTTTGCCAATCCTAAGTCGCTTTCTATTTTTTCTAAACGGGACTTACTGTCCTTTTCTTTTATTAAACATTCTACTATTCCAATAAGTACTAACGAGTTTGATAGTCTGTCATGTTTTATTATGGCGGAGACTCCGTAGCAAAGAGAAATCACTATAACAAACATGAATAATATATACATTGTAAATACAACTTGGTCATTCAAAGACTCATCAATTTTCGCTAAAAATTGAATGAAACCTAAAAATATTGTATTCAATGCGGCAATACAACTTATCATTAGTGACAGTGGAGAAACATTCTTTTGAACTTCTATATATGCAGTTAAATACGATTTAAACATCTCTAATTCTTCTTTAGTTGGAAAGTTATCTTTCAAATTATTCTTTGAGTCAAGCCACGACAGTTTACGAGATTGTTTAATAATTACGTAATATTCATCTGGCATGTTCGGTAGATCATACATAAATTTTAATAGTCCCACGTGTACCCCTCACTTACTAAATAATTTCAACTTACTTAAATTTGATAATAATTCTGCCAGAAAAAAGAAAGGACGACCACATTTTTATACGGCCGTCTTCTCATCTTTATTTAAGACCTCAAGGCCAAGCATAAACGCCAACTTATAAAATGCCTCTCCCTTTACCCGGTAATATTGCCTCTCGCTCATTCCGAGCTCTGGCCAGGTAAGGTAATCCGTAGTTGTTTCATCTTCCAGGTACCGCCTTATGATGATCTCCCTTTCACGCCTGTTAAGCTTGCTTACAGCGCGCTCCACTCTCTCAGTCAGAACCCGTAACCGTTCCTCGTTTGCCACGTTCCAGACCGCGCATTCCTCTACCGGTGCGCTTGTTTTATTTGTCCGGCCGTGGAAGCGCGGCTCATAATTCGGTGTGTTGCTTATCTCTCTACGGACAAAGCCGATCTGTTTATAAATTCGTACTGTCTCTAGGGCTTCTTCTACTCGTCTCTGTGTCTCTTTACGATCGATATTAGGTAGAAAGGACAGTTGTGTGCTCATCTTCCTTTTCCCCCTTGCCATGGTATAATGTGGGTAACGAACGCACATTTGCTCCCAGCTCGGGGGCATTCTTTTTGGAGGTACAAATGCCTGAAATTAACCTTATCCCTCAAGATTGGAAAGCGTACCTTGTTCTCGGGACGATCGCTGCTATGTTCATCATTCCAACATGGGGTTACATCACAAGCAAGAGATAACCAATGGAGGCCACGTTCATTTTCAAAGGAATGTGGTTTTTCTCTTTATCCAATGAGTTAAATGTCACCAATGCTTTTCAAAATCTCTTTCGCCTCATTATCAAACTCATTGTATTTTTCCATAATATTTGGCTGGTACGCTATTCTTTGCAGTTCAGGAGTTATCTCCTTGATTATCTCTAAAGGTAATTTTTTAATTAGCAAGAAAAAGCACGTATATTGCCAGCCTTCATCGCCTGATTCTAAAGCCTTCTTTAATTCAGGAACAATATCTCTCCCACAAGAGATCAGGATATTTACTATTTCTCTAGCAACTGGCCAGTTACTATCCTGAATCCATTCAAACAAGTCAGGTAAGATTGGTTTTATTGTTGAAGGTTCCAAATTCTTTAATTTCTCTACACTCTCAATATCATACTTGTCTCTAGGTATTAAAGATTTAAGATCGATCATCAGAATGCTCCCTCCATATTCTCTTTTGAGCTAATTTTAGTATTGAATAATAGGGACGCTTATCACAAGTTTCAATATGTCAAACGACTTTCTGTTAATCGTCTTGGTCTTCTTTTTTAGGTTTATCTGCGCCACACTCATGGCAAACTTCAACGCCCCACCTTGGTCCACTAACCCAAAAGTCCTCACCACATTGCGGACATTTCATGTCATTACTACCTCCCATTCATCACATGTAATGTTGAGATAAATTGTTTATCCATATTGTCAATTAAGCCACTTGTTGTTACCATCACAGATGTATATCCATTTTTTTACATGAAGGATGAGTACAATGAACCAATCTTTTCAGGCAGTGATATTTTCAATCGTAGTACATACCTTATACTATTTTTTCGATTGGACTTATCCTTTCATAGACGATTTTTTAGATTACCTAAAACTTAAATATCACGGATACAAGGTCGTTTCGTCCACTGTCGTTGAATTTACGTGTGATGATTGCCCACCTGATTACAGTCCCTACTTTCAATTTTTCTTTACTTTTATTATCGTTACCCTGATGTTTCCACTAGTTAAACGACTCTACTTAAAAGCTAGATCACTAAAATGATGAATCCATTTATCACATCGTGTGTTGAGTGTAATAGGTCTTATGTTCCGTTACCGCGCCAAAAAATTGTAGTAAATTTAGATGTAAAGTGACTTAAAAGGAGAATAACCTTGAAAAAGAGAGTGACAGCTTTACTTGTTGCTTTATTCCTTCCTCTACTCATGTTTAGCATTGATTGTGTACTGGCTATTAATGACAACCCACCCGTTTTTGCAATAAGGACGCACCTTTATAAAGATGGCGGCACTTCAATTTATCAAGGTTTAGGTTATAAGGTAATCGACTATAACCAAATAGATGGGCGCAAAGATGTCGTATTCAATTCATTTTTCTATTCAAAAGGCAAGGAATAACTAACTATTTTACATATTGTGAGTTGAGTTAAATCAGATCGTCGCCAATCAAGCAAGCTTCGCACATTTCTGCCTCTTCGACTGCAAAGCGATCCACCTTGTCGCCGCAGAAAACGCAGGCTTTTTCCATCGTCATTACCCCCGTTCCTCACAAAAACTGTTGAGTTAAACGATCTTGAAACCTTGCCTCTTATAAATCTCAATAGCGTTTTCTGGTGCATACTTAGATGATGACCATTTCTTGCTGTCTATTTCTTCCTTATGCGCTTCTGCAAAGTAGGCAAAGCCGAATGTATCAACTGCAAATAACATGTACTCGTCAGAAGACCGAGACTCGCATTCTGTATTAGGGCATTGTGCCCCAACGTACTCCATCCGCTCTCCGTTTTGCTGGTACTGATTGTGCCAAAAGAATAATCCGCAACACGGGCAGTAATATTCTCGCTTCATCCTATTCCTCCGTTCTCCTCAATTACCGTTGTGTTTAGTGAACAATTTTGGGGATCAAGTTTACGAAACCTCCATCATTTTCAAACGTATTAAACTTCATTACCAGTAAAGGAGGGTTTCTTAATGATTAATAAACTTATTCGAGTCCTGTTGGCGTTTTTGAGCATTCTTTTGGTCAGTATGTTTTCTGAAAGTCATATGCTCCGATACGGATTAGGTCTTGCTATTTCTTTCTTCATTTTTGAACCGATGTTTACCAAAGTATTTAATAGAGACTTATCAAAATAACTATTGAGTCGAGTCAATATGTTACATCCCATAAATTTGACTGAAGCCAGGCTAAAGCATCTCTTTTTGATAGATGCTTTAACTCTTGATTTTTGTTTCCAATTTTCCATTTTGTATCCAAGTAATACTTATCTCCGATTTTGTAAAGTTTCCTTAGACATAACTCTGAGTCCTGAGTAAAAGAACCATAATTGTTAATCAAAAACGATGCATCCATGTTCATTCTGGCAACTCCTCCCTTTTTCCTTATGCTAGTTGTGGCAAATGACTTTTATGGATGCTCAGTTAATACAGTTCGAACGTCCAGCAAATCTCCGTTATCCCACTCCAACTCTTCGTGGATATCGTTGATTTCTTCGATATTCCCCTCACGGTCAAGTACAACGGTTGCGATCTCCGTGACCGTTCTTGTGATTTTTGCTTTTACGATCCTCGGTTTTCCACTCATGTTCTTTCCTCCCGTTCTCCTCAATACAGATTGTGACAAATGACCAGAAACTCAATTCTCACCAGTACGTATTAAGATGTATCTCGTTGAAAAGGAGATACTTTTTATGAGTCTGTTTTCGCTTTTCTCAAAATACAAAGTTTTAGTGTATACATCCTTTGGGAGTGAAAACTACTTTAGAGTAATCACCAAGCTGCAGTCTCATGGCGTGAAATATCGTACTGAAACATTCAATAACAGTTACAACTCCTCACATTTCCAGGGACGTGTAGACAACACACAGTATGATATTTATGTAAAACCTGAAGATGAGCATAAGGCTCAACAAGCAATTCATAGTAAGTGATGCGGAGGCATTTCTCCTATAGTCTAGTCTCCACTTTTTTGTCCCAACTCCCTATGGTAGCCTAATCAAAAGGAGTTGAAGTTATGGATAAATCATTTTACTACCTTGTCACCTGGGATGAAGCAAGTTACCTCAGACAAACACTCGAGGAACTAGGGATTGAACACGCTGTAGAGTCCTCAAGCGAATCCATTTCAATCCCTGATGGCCGACTTGCTATTGTCTTCCCGGACCTACACGTTCGAGCGTACAATACTGTTCGTGAGCTTTTTGAGGGAGATCATTGGTTGCCTTATCCATCGTGATAATGCTCATCCTTTTTCCTCATATAATGTAGTTTTAAACATTGTTATTCAACATCCAGAAACTATAAAGGAAAAGCTTTGAGATGGAAGTACCCCTTGCAGAAATTTTATGAGCCATTTTATCCCCCTGTTCTCCTCAATATAGATTGTCTTAATCAAACTTTCCTGTAACATAGAAAAGGCATAATTTATGAGGTGATAATCAATGTTTAGATCTTTATTTAAAGCATGGGCGATTACGAACGTTGAAAATCTAATTTCACGAAAAGTTTCTACTGAATTTGTTATTAGAAAGGATATTGATGTTGAGAAATTACTTGATCCTTCTACCGTTATTCGACATGAGTCCGAGAATTGTGTAGGTCAAGTGATTGTTTGGGAATCTGGTCAATTGGAATATCAGGTTGTACATATCCAAACCGAAGAACAATTGTTATGGAATTACATTGAAAAACTTAGCGAAAACCCAAATTTTGATGAAATAACGACTGAGTACTTTAAAGTGCTCATATCTGGCTTGAAGAATTAATTTCTATTCAGCTCGAGCACATCGCAGCTGTACTTTGCCCAAAGGTGGTAGTTGCCGCGGCAGTCAAACCATTTGACATAGACCTGCTTGCCGGACAGGGACACGTCTTCAACTATTCCGTTGTTCAGCGATTGATACCAGTGGTTATTTCCGGTGCTCTTTTTATGGCGAACTCGATCGCCTTTTTTTAATCCGTTCAGTGCCTCAGTCCTCATTTTTATCCTCCGTACGCCTCAGAGTGTGAAAAGCACAACTTGAAATCGTCTTCCACCGACTGCTTTGATCTTTGCCATTTCGCGTATTGGTTCGACTTAATTCATTTAGCTCTCCGCCGGTATTTTTGTCCCAATTGCCAATAGTAATATTGGTAAGAGGAGTGTGATTTCAATGAAGAAATCGTTTTACTATTTGGTTCCAAAAGACAGATCTTTCGCTGTGAGTTTTAAATTAAACGAACGAAGTATCCCTTATGCCCTCGAAAGAAAGGGTAAGCAAAGCGCCTTTGTTTTTCCGGATCTCCCTGTCGGTCAATACAATGTCGTCCGCCAACTATTCGGTGGAGATCATTGGCATCCTTACCCTTCTTAAGTTTATTTACTACTGTTCCACGATCGTCCACTTCCGACGATGTTTGTATTAACTTTGGCCAGCGTCCCGGACCGATTAATATGTTCCGATACATCCTTGCTTAGAATTCTGTACTTTCTCCACGGATGATTGGGTGCTGGCTTATGTGCTCGAGAGTTACTCATCTTCCTTACTCCCCCGTTTTCTCTTTAAGCAATACTTTCTGATTGTCGATAGAAACGAATCTCTACCCTTGGGTTATGCTTGTCGACTTGGAAGTCCATGTACCGTGGTAGCAGCCAATGGTCATTTTCATAGACAATGCCTTCTAGTGCGTCCCAAAGCAATTTCCCCACATTCTCCACGTCGCGCTTTCTGCGTGTCGGCCAGAAGATCATTACTTCAGCCACCAGTTTTTCATCCCGGCTCATAATCCACTTTTGGCGGCTTATACATTCTCTCGCCAGCAACTGCACTTCCTTAACCCATCGCTGCCCTTCATTGGTTGTAATCCTCCGGTTGATGGCAATGTTCCGGTACACATGATTGATTGTCGGTGGATTACCAGGTATAACGAGATGAAGACTTTGACTCATCTTCTCCACCCCTATGCCGGCAGTTTCTCGCCTTTGAATTTGTTCACGAAGTACATCTGGCCCTTACCAGTTACCTTTGTGGTTTTTGTTACTCGCACACTTCCATCAGGATTGTTGATGGTCCGGGTCTTGATCTCAAAGAGCCTTAAATCCATGGATCGCTGAGTCGGCATGTTATGGTGCTCACCTTTACGTCCCAGGTACCCTTGTTCCCTTAGAAGAGCAAAAAGGCGATTCTGGCCAATGTCGATACCGTTTTGTTTCAGAATCTTTGCCAGCTCACCGATCAAAATGCTGGTGTTAGACGTTTCCAAAGCTTCGGCAAAGATAACCTTGGGTCGGTCTAATTCGATTCTTTGCTCCGCGGCAATACGTTTATCACGTTCCTCTTTGAGCTTGGCTACTACGTCCAGAAGCAAATCAGGATTGTCTAACAGCTCGTCTTTTGCGTACATTCCGTGTTTGCGAATCGAAGGCATAACATCATGGGTGATCCAGCGCTTAAAAGCTTTTGCTTCCGGTTTTCGGCTGGTAAGAATGAGCGAATAGAGACCAGGCTCATTTACAAGCCATACTTCTCGATTTTGACCTGATACGAATAGTGTTCGGGTCAGCTTTTCATCATCGTCAAGCCTACTGACTGCCTTACTGGTATCGCTATGCTCAAGAACGTCACATACGTCTTTCGCAACAAACCAAGGCTCACCATTCTCGATGACCACTTGAATCTGTTTATTCTCGTAGTTGAAAATGTTTTGAAGTACCTGCATGTATGATCCTCCTCACCGTGCCGTCCTTTTTCTAGCGTTTTCCAAAAGCTGCCTAAGCTCTGGGTCATCCATAACTGTTTGTTTCTCTCCTACAGCTATAGGTAATCCTTGTTTCTCACGTTCCATTTGTCGCTGAATGGAATCAGGGAGCTTGTCCGTAAGTACATGAACATTGCCCATTTTCCTGGCCGTGGTCGTCTTACCAACTTGCTGATGACCCTGTTTGGCTTGTAATTGCTCAAGCGTATAGATCTTCTCCTTATTCCAGCCATTAAGAATGACTAAAGCATAGGCGACGCTCTTTTTCTCTGACCTGCGTAAAGCTTCTTTCACCAGCTCAACATCCATCATGCCGACAAATGAAATAAGCTCATCGAACTGAAAAGTCCCTTTGCAGGTAATCCCTAACCGGTTGATCATTTTTAGCAGCTCATCATGACCTGCAGATATATCATCATTTGTTTCGTTTGGTTTAGTTTTATTTAGTTTAAATAATGTTCCCCTACCGTTTCCCTCTCCGTGTTCCGGTTGCGTCCCCTTCTGTATCCCCTCTTGATTCCCTTCCTGTTTCCCCTTTTGAACAATCGGGAATGGCAAAAAACTATATTTGCCTGCTTGATTTACTCTTTGGGACTTTTTGTAGTTAATCAGGCCAAGGTTAATTAGTAACTGGCGAGCATTATCAAATTCTTTTTTACTCAACCCGGCAAATGATTGTAACACCGCATTAGCAACAGTAAATTCCGTCGGCCACCCAGCCTTATTGCAAATGGACATTAACTCGTACCATAATGCAATTGCGCTGGCAGGCAATGGGTTTACTTCCTTCCATCTGTGGAATGCCACAATCTGCTCAAGGTAGTTCATTTACGCTCCCCCTTCCTTTGTAGAAATCCATTCAGCCAAAACACGATAATTTCTGATTTTCACTGGCTTCCACCCCGGATGTCGTACTTTCATATAGGCTGCTGCAAATCGTTTCAATGTCTCCGGATTCTCTATCACTCGGTAAAAATTTGGGAGTGGAAACCATTGTTCAACGGGTCGCATTCTTATTTGCCTTCATCAAAGAGCGTTGGATCTTGTCCATCCTTGCCCTCTTCAGCCACTGTCTCCGCTGTGACACCGAAGATATCAATTGGGTCCGTGTAAATACTTTCAGGCTCACTCGTGACATCCTTACGGATCACTTCATCTTGTGCAGCCTGCTGTTGAATCTCGATGCTGATCGGTAGGTACTTCCACATGTGGCGGATAACAGTTTTCTTCGCCATCTCCTCGTAGTCTGTAACCCATGGACCATTATTCGCTGCCTTAGAACGTTTACGGCGCCGCTCAATCTCTCCGGTATCCATGACCTCAAACTGATAGCCACCATCTTTGAAGTGTGCCACAGCATACACGTATTTCATTTCTCCTCGGTGACCAGTGGCCGGCTTATGATGTAGCTTCGGGTGGAGACCGAGCTCGTAATCAAACTCATCTTTCTCGTAGACAGCGTGAGCATAAATGCTTTCGATGTTGCCGCTGCGCCGAGCTAAATCAATCATTCCCTTATATCCAATGATGAAAGTCGCTTCTTTGCCGTAAGGAATGATGTAGCAGTGTCCGATGAGTCCTGGTTCCAACCCGAGCTGAGCTGCCTGCATTATGGCACCCATCAGAGAAGGAACGCTGCAATCAAGAAGCTTCGGTGTTAACCGGATCGTGGTGAGTGCAATACGTCCCATACGCTCCGCATTCATGTGGGAAGGAAGCGCCTTTTCGATCTCTGGAGCCATCCTTTTTAAATAAGCAGCAATGGTTTGCTCTGGCGTAAGGGGTTTATCTGGGGAGTTATTTGCACGATTCGCCAGTTGGTTTTTTAAATCCTGATTGGTGGCCATGTCTCCATTCCCCCTTAAACTGCTTTCACGTTAAACCGGCGTGAGATTACTGGTTTAACGTACTTCTCATAGATGGCTGGATGATCTTTGGCAAGGGCCTTCGCATCTACCCTATTGGAAGTAACTGTCTTCCAGGTAACAAGATGATTGCTAGCAATCCCTGTTTCGTATTCGCCGAGCATTGCTTTGAGTCGGTTCTCCAATTCGGTAACTCGACTTTCATACTCTTTTGCCTGCTCTTTGATAGCTGCAAGCTCTTCGATTAGCTTGTCCGCCTCAAGAGGTAGTTCTGTTTCACTCTCAGGCTCACCAACCGGATACAGTTGCTTGATCAGCTCAGTAGAAGCATCAGATCCATCGAACGCTGGTGGAATCTTAGTCAGCACATGTTTGTTCCAGAAGTCTGATTCAATTTGGATAATTTGAGTGATCAGCTCTTCGTCGCGCTCGATCTTCTTATACACGAACTTGTTGCCACCGATAAGTACTGCAATCCACCATGCCTCATAACCAGTAACCGCCATGTAATGCTGGCATTGTAAGAGATATTCCGCTGGAACTTCCTCGCCGGTCCAAAGGTCTTTGAGATATTCCGATGCGTTCTTGCATTCCAGACCCGTTTTCTCCCCTACAATTAAGCGGTCAACGTTGGCCAACATGAATGGGTACTCTGGATGTTGCAGGAGCTGGTTGCATCTCCTTACTTTCATACCTGTTCGTAAAGCAAACTCTTCTGCAATAAGGGCTTCTTGCTTTGTTCCCCAGTATGCAACCTCGTTGTGAGTTTCTTCTAACTGAGCTTGTCCCGTTTTTTCCAACCAAACCTGAACGGGAGACTTCCACCTGTTCATGCCTGCAATTGCAGAAACTTCGCTACCGCCGATTCCCTTTGTGCGGTACTGTAACCACATTTCACGACTCATATCTTTCGTCGAAACCAATGCAAGTGCCATACTATCCCTCCTCTTGATTTGTGAGGGTCTTTAAGCTACGATTGAAGTAGATTCCCAATCGTGCTTGAAGACCGAAGACTCAGCGTTGCAGCGCTGGGTCTTTTTTAATAAGTGACAAGGGGTGTTTACTCTGTGGTAAGTAAATACAAGATTTTGATCGAAGGCTTTTTGAGCGGTGAGGTTCCCGTTGAAACGTTTGAGAAGCAATACCTCCAGATGTTTAAAAATCAAAAGGAACCTCTGGGTCCTGTCTACTTTGATATTCTCAACTCGCTTTTTGAATCCGTTGATGCTTATTGGGGTGAATGCCAAGTTGGACAGGAAACAGCATTCACTATCTCTGAGGCTCAATTAAGAGCTGATGCAAAGGAAGCCCTTCAAAAACTTAAATCACTCGAAATATGACACCCCCATATAGTTTTTTGCGAAGCCGCCGCCGTCCCAACCTCTACGGCAGCCGTTGTAGTTCCTTGCCTACGCCACGCATTGACCTCGCATTATGTATGGCCTGTCATCATCAGGCAGGGTAAGCCACTCCCCTGCGACTAGGGCTGAGCCCTAGTTTCGACTTAACTTTTTGATTTGCTCCTGGATCGCCTCTCGGTTCTCCGAAAGGGAACGATCCCTCCACGTGCTTCTGATGTATTCAAATTCCTCCATAATGTCTTCCAGACGATAAAGCAGATCATCGCTTGGAATATCGAAAGCAAGAACTTCCGCTTGCTTTTGTTTCAACGATTCCGTTTTTTCTACATAGGTTGGAAAATCAGACAGCAGTACGCTCATAATGGATCTCCTCCGTTACTTCAATTTGAGATGTAGATGGTGACAGGCTGTTGAGAAAGTCCCGTAGTCTCTCGATCTCTTCCCAGCTCCGTAAGATAACTTCTTGTGCTGGTGGCCATCCTTGACCGGGTACTAGGTCGGGAAAGTCAGTTATCTTGAGTGCTCCTTTTGGTGTGTATATAGCCATTCGATCGAAGTTACCACCGATGATTGTCACGATCTCTTTTGAAGGTATGCTCATATGCTTGTCCTCCTTACAAATGATGTGCTATGATTTTCGTACACAGTTTTTTCTAAGCCGTCTGTTCGCTGCAGGCGGTTTTCTCTTTTTCAGCCATCAAAAGAAGCTCCGTCATTTCTCCCAGTGTGATTACCTTACGGCCGATTGGTCGATCACCGTCACACACCAACTCGATTACTCCCTCTGCTGTTGTTAAATCTTTCACCGTAATCTCTCCTTTTGTTCAATTTGCCTACGGAACTCGGCTAGTCGCTCAGCATATTGTTGATTCTGTCTTTCTCCTTCTGCGGTAAAGGTGGCCATTAGTTTCGCATCGTATGGATAAGTCTTTTCCAATACCTCCAGCAGTCTCTTGTTCCAGTCTTGTGCGAGTGCAGCACTCATCGGATAGTCGCCCCCATCATCAATGCATCTTGTCGTTCCCTCCTCATTAACTCTCGAGGGTCCATTACCACGATTTCTTGAGCACGAGCTTCCAGCAGCCAGTTGTGTTGGTGGATTGCTGGATCGATACCGTACTGCTCGTCCATGATGATATGTACGTCGTCCCCAGCCTGGAACAGATCCTCGATCTGCTTACCAAGATGTTTGAGAAACTGATCATCAGACCCACATAATGTTTGCCATGGCCGTCTCGTTCGTTCCCATTCGATGGCTTTCTTTGCCTCACTTATTACGTCCTCACACTGTTTGATAAGGTTATAGAGCCCGACTGTGAGACTGGCCATCAGCCGGGGATCTGTTGGAGGCGGAGCGTCGCCATACAAGTGCTTCAACATTCGAATTGCTCGGTGATTACCGCAAATAAGTACGAATGCTTCTGCATCTTCCCTCATCGGTGTTGTTCGACCGTTAATCACATCAGAGACCCAACGAGCTGATCGGCCGAGTTTCTTACCAAGCGTTTCGTGCGTCAACTGTTCCCCTGTCCGTTGATGGATGTACGCATATTCACAGATATCTGATATCCGTGACCGAGAATAAATTGAGATTGGTTCATTTCTGTTCCCCATTTGTTCTCCTCTCCTTTATGAAGTTTTCCAGGTACGATAAAACTGTGCTCATCTTCCTTGCTCCCTCGGTTATTGACCGGGGGTTTTGTTTTAAATTGATCCTTACGCAGACTCTTCTTTTACAGATGCTGGCTTTAAGTCATCATCTTCATCTTGCTTTCGCTCGGCGGGTTTTGATTCCAATAGGACCCTCAGAGCGTGAACCATTCGGTTCATGTCTGGGTAGAATTCGCGATGGATTTCAATATTTTTAGGTGGTTTGATCATTGGTTGACTCCTTTCTTAAGCTGATAATGTATGAGATTCTTGTACTTCAAAACCAAATAAAAAGCTTACTTCTCTATTCAAGATTTCAGCTATTTTTATCGCAGTCTGTAACGGTGGTATAGCATGTCCATTTTCCCAATTCGCAACTGCTTGCCTTCCTCTATATCCAAGTAAATAAGCTAGTTGCTCCTGAGTATAGCCATTTTCTTTTCGAGCCTGCTGAAGTCTATTGTTTTTTCTCACTTTCCCCACCACCTTTGTTTAAGATTCTTGTACTTATGAGATCATTATAAGTACAAGGAAATCATACGTCAATACTATTGTATGACTTTCTTGTACTCAATTTAAACATTAAACTCTGTAATGTACAATTAAATTGTACTTATGAGGAGGTTTGTCTAATGCTTTCACAGCGCCTTCGATCTGCCAGGAAATATAGAGGGTTAACTCAAGAAGAATTAGCGATTAAAGTAAAAACTACAAAAGCTACAATAAGTAATTATGAGAATGGGCATAGCTCTCCTCACAATGAAATGCTTACTTTCTTGGCTGACGTATTAAATGTTTCTACGGATTATCTACTTGGACGTACTGATGACCCCAACACTTCAGACAATAAGGACATACATCGAACCGAATTCGAAAACCTGTTCTTCAATGAGTTGGATAAGTTGAGCGAGGAAGATAAGAAGAAGGCATTGGAACATGTAAAGTATTTGAGGTTCCTTGCGGAGCAGGAAAATAAGAAATAAAGACGAGACTCGCACAGAATTGCGGGTCTTTAAACTTTCGGGGGATTTAAATGAAAATACCGCAAGACAGAATAAAGGAACTAACTAAAGACTTCTTAACTCCGTTTTTCAAAGAAAATGGGTTTAGAAAGTCCGGGAATCGATTTTATAAACCCGTCAACGATTTTTCCTATATCATTGAAATGCAGTCTAGTCGATTTAATTCTAAAGAAGAAGCCCAATTTACATTTAATGTTTCGCTATACATTCATCAGTACTTTCGACATGTATATAATGCGGAACCACCCAACTGCCCTACTAATAATCATAATTTGGTTCCACCTTCTAAACGTAGTGGTCACATATGCGAAGCTGGAGACAAATGGTATACCGTTAACCAGGAAAATCTATTAATTGAAGTTGCACAAGAAATTATCGATGACTTTAACCATTATGTGATTCCTTATTTTGAACAATTTCAAAACATAGATGATATTATTCAATATGGTTTTGAATCAATGTCTCTTCCGCATCATAAAAGTCTTTGTAATCCAATTCAATTCTCCATGTTACTATTAGCTTTAGGTCGAAAAACTGAAGCCGAACAGATTTTCCGCGATTTATGGACTAAGAATTCAGATCGTACAGATCCCAAAGCAGAAGAATACCTTGAATGGTTAGAGGAAATGGCAGCAAATACCGGAATTAATATACCTAAATGATAAGTGGCACGTTCTTAGAGAGCGTGCCTGATTAATAATAAATGAAAGAAGAGATGTTTTAATGACCCTTTTCGAGAAGTGCAAAAATGTAGAGTCAAAAGATGATCTCATCCAATTTATCAAGGATTTAAGACATGACCTTCAAGTTAATCCTCATGAATGGGAAAACCTTACGCTTGAAGCTTTTCTGGAGGCAATGGAAGCCTGGTTAGAAGATTCTAAGGATGCTGGTTTTCTACCGGAGCAACCTGAGTGGAAGTCGTTGGCTGCTATCTTATACATGGGGAAGTTATATGAGTAAAAAACAGGATCTTTTTCGAGTGGTTTAAATAAAGAGACACTTTGTGAATGTGTCTCTTAGTATTTAGTAACCATTATTTTTCATTTTTCTAACATGTCTTTTACTTCCACTAGGAAATCATAGAGATCAGTATCTTTAATATCCTCTAACTTCATCTCTTTAGAGATTCTTCTATTGCATTTTTTGGGATTTAATTTGATCTGTTCCTCTAATTTTACGTTTTGATCAATAGCAGATATTGAATCACTTATTTGAGATCCAAACACAGTTTTTAGTGCCTCTAAAGAAAAATAGTTTTCTATGGAGTATCGTTCTAATTGTTTAACGGGTATCCCCAGTTCATTACATCTTCTTTTAAACCTCTCTCTAACATTTCTACTACCAGGATCTAAATCCAACAATGCGATTATCTTATAGTTATCTTTGAAGACAGATAAATCAAGTTGGTCCATTATGTCACCACCAAGTGGCCAAATCTTTATATTGTATTTTTCCAACAATCCCATTTTAACAAGAAATTCTTCAATCACTGGCTTATCTGTTGGTCCTTCACATAAAATTACAATGTCAGAAATTAAGTTATCAGCGATAGAAAATCCTAGATCATGTAAAATTGAACTTCTAGTTGTTGCATCCTTTACATTTACTTTGGTATCAAAGCTAACATGGTAGACCCTATCAACCAAACTACTATCCAAAAATACGTTTGAGTGAGTAGATATTATGAATTGACTATCTGTTTCATTCTTTAAAATTGCCAGTAACCTTCTTTGCATATCCGGGTGCAGATGTGTCTCAGCTTCATCAATAAGAACTAACGTAAATCCAACGTTTGCGAAATAAAGTATGATTAATAAATCTTGCAAACCAAGTCCACATTCTTCTGCTGTTATCCATTTATTATTTAAATTAGTAAAACTCAGTTGAAGTTGATTATTCATATTTACCGTGATATCGAAATCAAACCCTGAAGTAATGGTTCTAAAATGATCCTTAATTTTTGTGTATATAATATATTGGTTAGAGTCATTTGATTGATTTTTATAAAAAAAGAGTCTATTCAGTATGCCATTTCCATTTGCGCTGGTTTCCTCTAGAGGTATTATCTCCTTTGTTACTTCAATTTCTCTTTTGGATGGAATATAACAAATATTTGTTTGAGGATTATTATTTTCAAAATAAACACCAGAAAAGAAATTGACAATAAGTTGTAAACACTCTTTTACTTTTTCTTCAAGTGTTATTTTTTGATGTGAATCACTATACTGGGTTGAAATATATTCTGTTGCTCCAATATATATATAATGGGCCATTTCGTAGATTTCCGTTAAGAACCAACACTTTGTTTCAATATCGATGTAATATTCAAACAGCCTCTCTTGAATGTATCCTAATACCGGTCCTGCAATTAACGCATTATCCAAATAATTATTACAGGATTTATAGAATACTTTCTTTGGTATATCTACTCCTGATTTATAATGTTGTTTAAATATTTCCCTAAGAATAGTTGATTTTCCGCTATTATTGCGACCGCATAGTACATTTACCTTACCTAGATTTTGAAATCGACATCCATCTGTAATATCATTCCCTATTAACTCTAAATTTATTAGCATTACCTACACCTTACCTTTTTACTAAACTTATCCGTTTCGGGTAATTCCAATATCTTTGATCTTTTTGATAATAATATCATTATATATTGTAGAGTCGTGTCCATTGTGAGCCCTTCTGTGACAGTTAGGACAGACAGCTGCAACCCAATCCGGATGATCAGGTCCTCCATCCGATAGCTTACGTAAATGATGCACTTCCAAAAATGGCTCCCCAGATTTATTGATAAAAGGAGCTGGTTTCCCGCATGCTTCACAAACACCATTTGCTCGTTTTAAAGCGTACTGTTTTACAGCTAGGCTTCTTTCTCGGTAAACGGCTTTCCGTTCTTTAACAGAAGTCCTTGCTGATTCTTGTAAACCTTCAATTGCCTTTCTGCGCAAGTCCTCTAGAGATAAAGAGCGAATATGTTCCATTGCCTCAAGGTTAAACGTCTCAGCCACAGCGTCTTCGCTTGGCATAAGTTCAAAAACGATCACTTTTCTCTCTCTACCTTTGCTGTCTTTATCTTTTATTTGATGACCAATGTAGCTCATTTGACCAACATAATAAACAATGCCGGATCCAGCTACACGATATTCAAACAAGTGAATGTCTTCTCCATTTTCATGGTGGTCCCTAATAGCTTTATTACCCTTGGTAAACTCCATATCCCCTTCCTGTCCTTCACCGGTATACAAGAAGATACCTTCATCAGACCAACCATCTTTGTACCCGTGATCCTCTCCCCGATCTCCAGTGAAGGCAAGAATGATTGGGAATTTAGCTGGCGTAGAAATACCACCTTGCTGCTGGCCACCTAGCATTGCGTGGAGATCTTTTCTCCGGACCTCCCTACCTGGGACAAACAACTTTTCAATGTCGCCGAGTTCTATCTCAGTATCAGCAACTTCTGCTTCTGCTTCTGCTTCTGCTTCTGCTTCTGCTTCTGCTTCTGCCGGGAAAGTGTAATTGCATTCAATCAATCGTTGGCGCGCAATTTCCCTCTCTTCATCAGTAAATAAGTCTTTATAATGGGCATCAAGAATTAGAGCCTCCATTGAAAGATCCAAGCGTCCCTCTTCCCACAATCTACTTAACCCTGATTGGTCCTTTCCCCTGAGTATGCTCTTGGCAACAATCACTCCGTTTTGTCTTGTGAGCATTTGAAAGAACCCCGTTGGGTTATAAGTTGTCTCTCGCTTGGTTCTTTGGCATGTATCAAGCAGAGCCTTATGAAACTGATGTTTTAGATCCATTATGGCAGCCCCTTGGTAATTAGGATGTATACTTACATTTCGCCAAATAGTGCCAATTACCTACAATTAAAGATTGTCATTTTACGACATAAAACGACAAAACCTCCTGATCTGTGATCAAGAGGCTAATAAGTTTTGTGCTTTCAATTTATTATTTCTCTTTTATTTTCACACCAGCTAAGTCCTTGAATATCTCCCTTTTTTTGTCCTCCACTCGTTCGAAAGAGAAAGTTCTGAGCGAAATAATTTTATTTTCACCGTTATAGACTTCTTCTTTAATCAGAAGTCTAGGAGCATAATATTTTTTGTCATTTTAAAGCTTGTATTAGTTTCATGACTTGGTCTTTGCTTGCAAACGACTCGTCAATAGAAATAAAAGTGATCATGGTAATTGGCTTCCTTGCTTTTGCAGCTGCTAGTATTTTATGATGCCCATCTAACAAATAATAAGAATGCAGCCAAATCTCATCGAAGTTTATATCAAAAAGTGGAAATTTTATGTCTAGAAAAGAAACACATAATGCTGTCGGAGCTTCCTTTATTTCTGTTTTCTTCATGTATTCATGGATGACTGTTTGATCTAATGACTCACTTGGTTGAAATGGCACCACATATTCCTCGATTTTCTTTCCACGACCTACTAGTCTTGATCCAATTTTATAATATTCACTCCCATCAGCCTGTCTTTTCAAGCGTGGATATACTTTCAACAACGCCACAATATACTGCCCATTTGGAATGATACATGATAATTTTGCAACAAATTCATTAGTTAGCTCAGTTAATCCATCATTTAATTTGTTTGATAAAAATGTTGGATTAATTTTTTTCGCTCCTGATACTTTGACAAGAAACAGGCATGTTTCACAATCAATCCCTGTATTCGCTATCTCTTCTCCGTTAATAGTAAGATATCTTTGGCGATAGCCATCTCTCTTGTATTCGATAGGCGATGTAGAATCAGATATTGTGGTGTGATCTAAATAGCTTAAAAGTTTGGTCATTATGCCAATGTCTCCTATTAATTCTTCTTATAATAAATTTATCATTATATTACTTATCCTTATGTCGTTTAAAAATCGCTATCACATCTCTTGAAGCCCCTTGTGACTGAGGTAATAAAAAGAATTAATCCAGCCCATACATTAAATCGTCTTGCTACTAAAACATTTAGAATTATTACAAATACAAACACAATTACTTTGAACGTTATCTCAATCCATGTGTTCATTCACAGCACATCGGCTCCCATATAAAATTGTACTTACTTAATCCCACAGTTCATGATTCAATCATTTATTCATCAACGACAATCTCCAATCTTCCGTCATATAAAGTTTTAACCCAAAAGTCAGCTAAAAAATTCTTCAATTAATCTTATTCCATACCTTTAGTGCGACAGGATAACATTTTTCAATGGTATAATTTTGCGCATCAACAAAATCTTTTCCAAACCAGTTCACAAAGACATTGTGAATTCCCCTGGCTAAATCATCTACCGATCCTACATAAGCGAGGATTTCTACAATATCTTCTATCTCGCTGTCATACTCGTCATCTGGTGCATGTGACATTAAACAGATAGGGTCCCATTCATATATCACTTCTTTAACGATAGAGAATCTATTCATAATTTCCCCTTGGATTCTATTTTAATCGCACCCTTGGCAACTGGATCAAATCCTATTGGCCACACCGTACTGTCATCGAACGTCGCTTTATCGAGACTAATATCATCAATACGTTCGCAAAGCATAATAGCGCCTTCCAGGTTTGAATTATCAAATTTTGCTCCAAACACGTCCGCACCAGTAAAATCTGCGTTTTGTAGATTGGCTCCCGAAAACTTGGCGCCGATCGCAAGACTCTCTCGGAAATTTGCGTTAACTAAATTGGCATTTTGAAGTAACGCATTCATCAACATAGCTTTGGATAAATTAGCACAACTTAAATCTGCACCATCTAACTCCGCGGATCGTAAGTTAGCTTCAACAAAACTTGCTCCTCTTAAATTCGCATTCGATAACAGAGCTCGGTGTAAATTAACCCCATCAAGAACTACTTTTTGAAGTGTATCCGCTTCAACAATTACGTTGCCAACTTCTTGGGCATGACTTTTAATAACGATCATTCATGCTCACCTCGTCAAAGTCATTGCAAGTCTTCCGTAAGCTCAATTTTTTTTTATTGACCATTCTTTAAAGCCTTTCAGTATTTCAGTTAGATTTTTAGGGCCGCCTGCTGCTATAAACATACCTTCAGTGACTTTACAATAGAACCAATCGTTTTCTGTACGGTCAACTTTAATTGGTCACTCCTTATCAACTGTACCTTTTAGATGGAGAATGGCATTTAATCAACTAATTCGGATGCCAGCACATTCAGCATTTTACTCCCTTAGTGTTTTACAATTTTCAGTTTACAATGGAATTTGAATATCTTTGGATTGGATGTAATAAATTTGTTCATATTCGGACTCATAATAACCAACTTTGTATTTATTAAAATCAATGAGATCGCTAAATGAATCTGGGACTTTGCAATCCCACTTTATAAAGTCGAATTTAATTGGGAAATCATTAATATTTGGATTTGGCGTGTGAACATACACTGCGTCCGCTCCACTATCTTCCTCATGTATACATATCCATGATTGATAAGGCTTATTGAAACTTTCTAGTTGCCGCAAAAAATTAGAGTAAAGTACAATATGTGCTTTTATGTGTTCCCTTCTAACTTTTAAACTACAGTTGCCTAATCCACGAAAGTCGAGGTGTCTATGCCATAAATCGTACCAGGAATCATTTTCGACATGTAGCTGATAATTCTCTACCAATGACCATAAGTTCTTAAAGTACCTTCTTTTCCCACGAAGCTTTTTCATCATTCCATCTCCAAAACGTATTGACATTACCAGATAATTCTATCCATATAAGAACTACATTCACATCTTTTTTATATACAATTGCTCCGCCATGGATTCAATTTTTTGCCTTTGTACCAATTTTTCAAACATTCGAGTAGGCAACCCAGAGAATCCATAATATGCTCCGGCCAGTTGTCCGTAAACTGCACCAGTTGTATCAGCATCATCCCCCAGATTCACAGCAAGTAAGACTCCATCTTCAAAGCTATCAGTGTTATAAAATGCCCATAATGCTGCTTCAAGTGATTCAACTACGTACCCACTACCCTTTACTTGTTGAGCGTTCTTTTCTTTAAAGGAACCTCTCGCAATTTCTTCGATTTTAGGTGTTAAAGGCTCAGTCCTCCACGAATCATTAAGGGGAGAGAATAACTCTGAAAGTAATTCCTCTTTGGAACAACCATATAGTGCCCCTGTAATCAATCCACCAAAGTATCTGCATGCATCAACGGTTTCTTTACTTGGATGAGTTGTGACCGAGCTTCTACCACTCATTTCTATAGCTTTTAGTGGATCATTAGCATAAAACATTGGCACTGGTGCTAATCTCATGATGGATCCATTGCCTGCTGACCAAGGATCGTAAGAGCCGCTAAATGGCTGTCCCGTTTTTTCAAAAAGAATTAGAGCCTCTCTTGTTGCATTGCCAATATCAAAGCAGTAGCCTTTACAGCTAAAGTATCCTTCTCTATACCATTTAAGGTAACGTGTCATTTGATCCTTGGCATCAAAACCATTACATTCAAGCAAACTTTCTGCTAGACACAATGCCATAGAGGTATCATCTGTCCATTCACCAGGCTCCAGCTCGTGAACTCCACCACCTACAATGTCTGTAATTGGCTGAAAACTCCCTGGTTTATAAAACTCAAGAGTTGCTCCTAGTGCGTCACCGATTACTAATCCAAGCAGGCTACCTTTAAATCTATCAATTTGTTCCAAGGCTACCACTCCTAACACTAAATAAGGTCACTTCATTGCTATTTACTCGTGCAACTTCTTTTCAAGTTGCCTTAGAATTTGTTGCACACTAAATGGATGTCTATTTTCTTCAAATAACATTACTTTTTGTTTTTTCTCATGCAAAGCGAAAACACATTCCCAAAATTATACATTGTTTTGCAAATGGAAAAAAGTCTAAACAAATGGTAAAATACGACTATGAGAACATGCGTTCCTAGAAGGTGATCTGATGAAACTGTCCTACTCCCCATCCCCCCTTGAGTCCTGGGTGACTCACTTTTATAAGCAACTAGGAATTTACTCACCTGAGGAACTGGACGAACACCGAATTGCAAAGGCATTAGACATTTATCTTTTCTACAAAGAAGTTCCATCCATGGCTTATGAGCTAGGTCGATTTAAAAGCATTACCGTAGACAAGCGACTTCCGATAAAGGTGCAGAGAGAGCATTTTTTTCATGAACTATGCCATATCCTCCGGCATGCAGGCCGACAGATCATGATGCCTGAAGCATTTCGGGAGTTACAGGAATGGGATGCGAGGAATTTTACCCGGTATGCCGCCTTACCGTTGCACCTGATAACAAAGTATGACTATAAGGAACCAGGGTTTGTGGACTTGCTATCTGAAGATTTTATGGTAACTCCTGAGTTGTGTGAGGACAGAATACTGAGGATAAAAAGTAAGCTTATAGAAAATCAATGCAAATCAAGATAAGTCTTATCTAGTACACCCCCTCCATTAACACATTACTTTTTTACTATAAACGACAAAAAACGACAGTTTTCTCAATTAATTAGCGGTATTATTTGAGGTGCCTAGGTTTTCCTACAATTTTTATTTGTTTGCAATTTGATGGACATATATATTCCCTCTTTGGGAAGCCTCATTTGATTTAAAAAGTATGTGTTGAGAAGGTGGATATATGGCAAAACGAACTTTTTACGCGGCTAAAATAAATATTCACGGCAATATTTTCAGTCAGAATCTCCAAGAGTTAATTCATATTTATATTCCAAATACAATTCTCGAATCAGTTCCAATTAAAGTTAACACATGGAATTGGACGTTTACGGATGTTAAAGAAGTTATTAGTAACGATCGTAAGATTATAGTAGGTAATGTTACTAAGTCTAAATATCAAAATCAGACGGTCAGAATAAATACAGTGACAAAACGGGTCAAATCCGAACACGAATTAGCCTACAGAGCATTTTTTGTCTATGATCCTATTGGTGAAATACTAGCTCATGAAAGCACTTCCTCAATAAGTGCAAATGAGTTTATTTATATGTTTAAAAATCTTTTAAGTCGCAATCCATTGATTGGTGAAGTAAAAATAGTTCCTGTTCCAGAGCCTTTTATGATAAGGAAAGAGATCTTATCCATTGAAAAATTGACCCAGGTTAACTTTCATTTGATACATCCAAATCCAGGAAAGCAGGAATTTAATCTTTATCAAAGAATGATTAAAGAAAACAGACTTAAAGAACTTGACATTAAAATGACGAATAAAGATGGTCTTGACTTATCATCTAAGGAAACAATAACTAATGTTCATGAAAATAAACCTACGTTTACAAATGCTATTGAAGATGGGATAGCCCTTGTCGAGGCTGGATATGGACAAGTTGAAGTTCGTGGTTATGATGAAGTTAAGATTCAAGGAAAAAAGAAGGAGTTAACTAGAAAACAACGAAGGGCGTTCTCTTCCAAGCGTTCCGTCCGTACGTTAAAATCGAGTGAGAGAGATAACTCAAGGTTGCTTCCTCGTATTGTTGACTTTATTCTTGATGTAATAAATAAACACCAAAAAGAAGGTGGTAACATTGAAGGGTAATGATCCCTCGGATTTTTATGAATTAAAATGGGAAGACACTACTTTTTGGGGCCTTTTTAAAAAATCAGGAAAATCAACCTTAAAGAACTGGACTTGGTTTTGGGCCCTTATAATCACATTATGGTTTGTCATATTCTTCGTAATGAATAGCGCAAGTTTTGTGGAAGGTGTTTTTGCTTTCTCTTCTGCACTAGCTGGGACACTATTAGGAGCCTCTGCTGGCATTTTTGGTATTGTGATTGCTTCATTAACGTTGTCAGTAACATTATTTAGAAAGTCCCTATTACCAATAATGTTAAAAGAAAATTTATTACAAAGCTTTTTATTCCCCTTTTGGTTTTCAGTATCCTTATGGTCATTAAATATTGTACTATGTCTTATTCTGTTTGCTATTCAAATTCTCAATCAAAAATGTTTAGCTCCCTATTTCTTTTTTCTTGAATTATATCTTTTCATCTATTCAACGTTTTATACTGTTAGACTTACAGGTCTAGTAATTAGACTTTCATTACAAAATGCACAGATCGAAGACTAATGTTTCCCTTTCTTTCAACGATTGACACTACGTTTAGAAAGGGTATTTTTACAAACTCAATTAGAACGTATGTTCTATTCGGGTGATGTTCGATTAGTTAAACAAGTATCGTACTAAAATTGTATTTCGTAACAATGAGGTGAGAGCGTGTCAAGATTAGGAGTCTACGCTAGGGTAAGCTCAGATGATCAAGCAGAGCGTGGAACAATTGAGAATCAGTTAGAATTTGCAAGAAAGTATGCAGACCTCCATCAACTTGAAGTCGTCAAATGGTATAAGGACGATGGAGTCACCGGAACAATTCCTTTAGAAGGACGATCTGCCGGTAAAGAACTGCTCGAGGATGCTAAGAATGGCCTTATCGATCTACTTCTCATCTACCGACTTGACCGACTCGGACGTTCAGCCCGAATCATTTTAAACTCTGTCCATGAGTTAGAAGGATACGGCGTAAAGATTCGGTCCATGACTGAACCGTTTGACACCGGTGACCCTTCTGGCCGTTTCCTTCTGACCATCTTAGCCGGTGTTGCTGACTTAGAGAGAGAAACCATCCTGGAGCGTCTTTGGTACGGGGCAAATCGTGCAGCTCGAACAGGGAAATGGCTGGGTGGTATCGTGCCGTATGGCTATCAGTTGAACGCAGAAGGGTTCTTGGAGGTAAATGAGGATCCTCTCCCCCACTTTGATATGAGTGAAGCAGCCGTTGTACGTATGATCTTTCATATGCTTGCAGCTCAAGGACAGTCTTGCATTAAGGTTGCAGACTACTTAAATGCGCTCGGAGTCCCAACCGCTTATACAAAGGACGATCGTAAAGTAACCCGCGGTAAACGCCAGGAAAAAACATCGGGCATTTGGCGGCCGGCACGAATCCGGGCAATTATCACGAATACTACCTATAAAGGCATCCATCAATACGGTAAAAGAAGTGCAAAAAAGCGTGAACTCATTGAACGTGAGGTACCGGCGATTGTAGATGTAGAAACATGGGAAAAGGCGCAACGAGTCTTACGAGGTAATCAGATCGAGGCCATGCGAAATGCCAAGAATCGCTACCTGTTACGCGGTCTAATCAAGTGTCAATGCTGTGGGTTAACTTATGTCGGTATCCATTATCACGGCAGCAAGCGGTCATTAAAAGGTTATTACGTTTGCACGGGAAAACAAGCGTATAAAGGACCAATGCAAGGTAAATGTACATCAAAGAACATTCCCCAAGATTGGATCGAGGATTTGGTTTGGAATGATTGTGTAGCTTTCATCAATCAACCTGGGGAAGCATTGCAACAAATAGCTGCAACACTCGAGACAAAGAAATCGGAGAAACAAGATTTTGAAGCAGAAGTCACGTTAATTCAAAAAGCAATCGATGATAAAGACATTGAGCGTCAGAGCATCCTAGATCTCTTCCGGAAAAACATCATCTCTTACACAGATCTCGAAAAGCAGATCCAAAAGATTAACCAAGAGAAAGAGCTATTGGAAATTCGCTTGAAGGATCTCCGTAGCTATCTTAAGAATGATCAGGATTACACAAACAAGATCAGCAATGCTTTTCAGCTCCTCAACACATTGAAAAACAAATTAGATGAGGACCCTTCTTTCGAAACTAGACGCGAGATTGTTAAATCACTCGTACAAAGGGTTAATGTCGAAACAATCTATGATGAATACACGAAAAGACCCCGTGCTTCTGTTTCTGTTCAATACTCTCTGTCCAAGGATATTATCTACACGGACAAGGGTTCAGATAATACCCTTGAAATTTCTATTAATAAGGAAGCTTCACTGAACGATACTTTTCCTGAGGATGACACGCCAGGGGGAAGATTGCGGAGG